TTATGCAGCAATGCTTTGTGCCGATTCAAGCGGCAGCGTTTTTTGTTCCCGTTCAACCGACATTGACAGAAACTTGACGTTGCCGGCATGCTGAGCCAGATGGCTCGGCGCGAGATGTGCATACTTCTGCACCATGGCAACGGTCTCCCATCCGCCTAGCTCCTTCAGCACCATCAGCGGCGTGCCGCGTTGCACATGCCAGCTCGCCCAGGTGTGCCGCAGGTCATGCCAGTTGAAGTCGACCATCCCGGCCGCTTCACACGCCCGCGCGAAGTCCCGCTTGTCGATCTGCCCGATTCGCTTCGGAGGCCCGTCGCCGCGCGTGTACCCGCGCGTGAAAACGAGATCCGTCGCAGTCTGGGCTCGCCGCGCGAGCACGCTCATCGCATCCTCGTTCAGCGGCACCGACCGTGCGCGCTTCGACTTCGCCCCTTCGTGCGTGATCCACGCGTTGCACTGCGCAAGATCCAGCTGCGAGACGCGTAGGCCGAACAGCTCGGACTCGCGCATCCCGGTCGCCACGGCCACGATTGCCGCGTCGCGCATCCACGGCAGACGCAACGCATTGATCATCGCCATGATGACCGCCGGCGGCTCCCACCGCACCCGTACGTCCGGTTCCTCGAACCGCTGGAGCTTCGGCACCCGATCGATCCACTCCCACTCAACGCACAGGTTCAGCATGCGCCGGATGGTGTTGACGTAGCGATTGCGTGTTCCGGGTGCGAGGGGCTTGCATGGTGCTCCGTCCATCAGCTTGTGCGTCGGCAGCGCGTCAAAAATCTTGTCTGCCGTCAGCAGCCGAACCGGCGTCGCACCGAACTGCTCACGCCAATACCGCACGTGCCGCACCTTACCTGCGTAGTCCCGTTGCCCGGCGCACTGCTGAAGGAACCGCACGGCCGCATCCTCAAACGTGCGCTCGGCTTTCTCCCCGAGCTTGTCCTGCCGCCAGAGATCAGCTTTTAGTCGGTCGTGGTATTCCTGCGCCGACTTCCTGTCACGGGTTTCAGTAGAGCGTCTAATTCGCGTGCCGTCTGGCGCGCTGATATCGAGATGCCAAACGCCGGATTTTTTATCTTTGCGGATTGACATTGGTCCTCCATACCGACCCGCAGCGATAGCCGGGTCAGATTGTTGCGCCTTTCGGACATGCTTGCAAGCTGAGACGGCCAGACACGCCAGACGCGTGAACCGGGCATCCGGAAGCCGATTTGCTTTCTCATCGCGAAAACAGTGCTGTAGGAAAGCTGCAGGCGGTCCGCAACCTGCTGAAGCGTGAGAGCGATTTCCTCCTGCTCGATGGTTGTATCGGTCATCGCGCCCTCGTAGACATAGCGAGCTCGACACGGCGGCTGATCTCGCGATCGTAGCCGGCGAGCGTGGATTGCAGGTTGGGTGCGAGGCGCGGCCCGGCGGCTGGCGTGTCGAGCGGCGCGCGTGGCAGCGCAGCCGGGACGACCTCGTATGCGGTGTCCGTGCGCACGCGTCGATCGATCCGGATGCGGCCGGCATAGAACAGCGTGTCGAGGAAGCATTGCACGACGGCGGCCGAGGTATGCAGCTCGCTCGCGATCTGGGATGCGGTGTGCGTGCCGGTGATCAGCACGTTGAACACGGCGGTGCTGTTGATGCGGCGGCTGCTCACGATGCGTCTCCTGCGCGGGCGGCGAGGCCATCAAGCAAGTCCTGCGCGCGGTCAATATTTCGTTCGCATTGACTGCAAGCACTCCAGTAGTCCGGCTTCTCCGGATTTTGCGTGGCTACGTCGCTGAGGAATTCCGTCACCTCGTCTCGCGGCTCCGGCTGCTGGGTGGCGAGAAGGGCGCGCAAACGCTCGACGAGTCGTACCTCGGCGTCGTATGCCGCTTTCTCGTCGGCGTCGCACCATTCGCCATTGATCGACGTGTTCGATTCCTTCAGCTCATCGGCGCGAACCGATAGGCTGCGTGCCGCGTCCTGCATCACGGCGCGCAGTTCCTCCGTCAGCCCGACAGGAGCGGATGCCGGGGCGGGAGGTGGCGAGGCGGCCGCGATTATGGCTTTGAGGTCGTGGAGCGCCCGACGAATCTGCGGCTCGTCTCCTTCAGACGGCGTGTGAATGGTCGCGAAGCTGAGAAGGTGCAAGAGGTCGGCAACGCGCGGCATCAACGACACCGGTTCCGCCGCCTGCGCGTCTGCCGGCGCTGCCTTGCGTTCGATCTGTTCTACGAGCGTGACGCTCGGCTTGTACATTTCCAGCGCTTCTGTCCAGTCCGCGTACGTGAGATTCTTTTCCTCCCGTCCGCCGATCCAATTGACTTGCAGGCCAAGCGCCTTACACAAGATTTCGATCTCGCCGCAGAGTGCGGATTTCCCTGAGCCAACTGCGCCCGAAACGGTGATGGTGACTTTGTTCATGGTGTCTCTCGGTGTGGTGCGGTTGGTCAGGCGGCGGGAAGTGCCGGCGTTGCATCGAGTTCGTACTCGCCGGCGATCAGGCGAGCGGCGCATGCGACGAGGCATCCGCGCCGAACTTCGGGTTCGAGACAACGGCCATAGCTAGAATCGTTCGCAAGCCGGCTGACGTGCATGGCAAGGTTGCTCACTGGCTTTCTCCTTTAGCCGGCGCTGCCGCTGCATCTGCGGAGGGAGGTTGCGGCGGAACGTATTGCGTGAACAGCGCCAGCGTCGCCCGACCATCTGCATAGGCTCGAATCGAATGCAAGATTTCGTCGCGTTCGTCCGGGTCATAGTCATTGAGCAGGTCGATAATCGCGTAGGTCGGTTCGTGCTCGGGCAGGTTCTTCAAGATGGATTCCGTCCAGTTCATGCGCGCCTTGGCGTCGACCGGTTTAGCCGCCACCCCTCCCGCCACATCAGTGCGAGGGGCGCGGGATTCGGCGGCATCCTCAACGGCCGCGATGGCAGACGACAGACGGATAAGCGCGTCGCCGGAATCGCTCTCCGTGATGCCTTCGGTGTCGAACGACCCTTGCAGGCTATCTATGATCTCGTCGGCCCACTCCGGCCGTCCTTCCACCCCCGCCGCATTGGGCGACGAGGCGCGGGTTTTCCAGCCGATAAACGCGCTCGCGCACTGGGTCAGCCCCATGTCGAAATAGCCGAATTCCTTTCGATACCACGCCTCGAACGCCGCCCGCTCGTCTGCCGCTGGCGGTTCGGGCTGCGACTCTCTGAGCGGCTGGCTCACGCACAGTTTGAACGTCTCGGCACAGAGTTCCGCGAAGCGCTTCGGCACGACGCGCGCCTCTGACCAGTCCGGGCAGCACGCTTCGTAGCCGGCGGGAATATCACCGAGGCGGCCGCATTCCGGGCAGAAGCGGATCATTTCCTCGGCCGGCGCTGCTTCGTGCTGCTCGACGGGGCGACGATTCCATGCTTGGTCAGCTTCCTCGCGCGTAGGAAGGCCCTGCACAGCAGCCCCGCACGAATTGCAGTAGGCACGAAACAGCGGGCGCATGCCGATCGCGGCATTCCCTCGTTGAATATCAGCGCTCCCGCAAAACGGACACGGCAGCAGGTCCGTCAGCGCATCAGCGCGGCTTTTGTCGGTGGTGGTCATCGCATCCTCTGTTAAGTGGTCAGCCTCATGGCTGGGTGCTCGGCTAGCATGTGGCAGCTGGTTTGCATGAAAGCGCCGCGCTGCAGATCTATTGGCGTTGTGACGGCGCCCACCCGTCACTCCGAGCACCCACCGATGACGCCGTGGGTTGCCGCGCGACGTGGGCCGCGCGGCTCATGATTCAGTCTTCCTCGACTTCCTCGTCCGGCTGCGTGTCGAGGTCGGAACCGGCGAAGGGTCGATACTCGTCGTCTGCCGGCGACGCGCTGCCGAACAGCCCCGGATCGACGTAGTTGTCCGGCGGCGTCAGCGTGATGCCGATCTCCTGCTGCAGGCGCGTCGCGATCTTCCCGTGGTCGACCTCGTCCTTCGGGTGCGCAGTGATCTTGAAGTGCACGCCGACGGATCCGCCTTCCTGCGTGGTGAACCGGATGTCCTTCAGGCCGCACTCGGCCAGCAGCACGTCCTCCATGCCCGTCGCGCCGATGTGGAAGCGCAGCAGATAGCCCTCGTACTTGCGGTCCCACGCGAGGTTGCGCATGAACGGATAGCGCAGCTCGGTGAGGCCGTCGTGCTCCATCTGCAATTCGCCGGGCTTCGGAAGCGGCTTGCGGTACAGCGCGCTGCGCAGGTTCGGGTCGAACATTTCCAGCACTTCGCCGCCTTGGACGACGTACAGGCCGATGGAGATCGCGGCGACGCGCTCGGCGCCGTGCTTCTCGCTGACGTTCGTGCAGCTGACGATCTTCGCGAGGGTGTTGTCGAGGTTGAACATGCAGTGCTCCTGGTGGTGAGGGGAGGGTTACGCGCCGAGCAGCGTTTCGCGGCGCTGGTTGTATGCCTCGGTCAGGCGCTCGCGGATGTCGTCGGGGTAGTCGCGCACCTCGTCGACGCAGAGGTCGAGCACGTCGACGTCGGTGCACGACTCGATCCGGCGCAGCATTTCCGCCTCGTCGACGATCGGGCCGTCCGCGGGCGGTGTCGCTTCGTCGGCCGGCTTCTTCTGCTTGCGCGCCGCGCCGCGCGCTGCGATGTCCTTCAGCGTCGTCGTCTCGCCGGACGCCGCCGCGGGTTCGCCCATCTCGAACCATTCTTCCGGGGCGCTCATGCCGTCGCGCAGGCTCGCGTAGATGCGCCGGAGGCTGACTACTTGCGCCGGCGTGATCGCGTCCAGGCGTCGCTGGATGCGCTTTTCGATGTGTTCCTTCGTCACGCCGAATTGATCAGTGAACGCCGAGATGATTTTCTGCACCGCCTCCGGCGACGTGTCGGCCTTCGCCTTCAGCGTCACCTCTGCCTGCTGCATGGCCGCGTCGACGACGTCGCCGGGGATCAGCGCGAGGATGCAGGCGCGCACGCGGCGCTGTGCCTGGTTGGCGATCAGCTCGTAGATGTCACGCTCGTCCTTGATCTGGTAGCCGCCTTGCCGCGTGTCGCGCCAGTGGCGCACGATGAACTGCAGGCGCTTGGTCGTGCGGCTTTCGAGGTCGACGCAGAACGCTTCGACTTCCGAGAACGGCACGCCCTTCGCATCGACGCCGCGCGAGCGCTCGCGGAAGCCCTGCTCGATGTTTCCCCACTGCTGCGCCATCGCCTCCGCCGCGCGGATGCTCGGGCCGCTGATGTCGCTACCGCCGCGCGAGAATTGGTACTGCGACTGCTCGGCCAGCGTCGGGCGCGTGAACGCGTTCAGGATTTTGTCGGTGTTCGCGATGACGTCGCGCGGGAACTGCTGCGCCATCAGGTACTTGACCTGCGTTTCCGCGAGCTCGCGGCTCTGGTCCTGCCGAGCGCCGGCAGTGTCGGCGACGGCCGTGCTGCGATTGCCAAACGGGGATGCGACGAGTTCGTTCATGGTTCAGTCCTGAAAGGCCCACTGGGGCAAAGTGATGAGGGAAATTTCGGTGGGGTAGCCGGGCCACTGGCCGATCGCTTCGCAGCGCGCGTATGTGGTGAGGTTGCGGGCATAGTCGGCACGGCCTTGGCCGCGCGACGGCTCGTCGAGCATCAGCGCGTGCGCGGCGTGCGGGTAATCGGATTCGACCGCGACGAACACGAAAGCGAGCACGTCGACGTCAGCGGCGATCGAGAAGCCGTCGCTATAGAGCGCGTCCTGCACGTGGTAGCGCTTGCGTGCGGCCTGCCGCCGAAACTCGTCGGGCGCAGCGCTGCTGAACGTCTTCACGTCGAGCAGGATCACGGCCGATTCGTCGACGTCGCTCACGAAGTCCGGCCGGCAGCGGCACGCGACGCCCGTCGCCGGGTCGGTCCAGAACGCCGATACTTCGGCGCGGCCGCGCACCAGCGCTTCGCGGATCTCCGGCAGCGCGCGCACGGCGTCCGACTGGCGCCACGCGGTGTCGTATTGATCCTGCTGGATCGCGATGCGGTCCGGGTTCGCCTCGACGAACTCCTTCCAGACCTTCGTGTTGCGATTCACGGTCGGCCCGAGCACGTAGCGACTTCCGAACTCGTCCGGTTCGAGGATCGCGCAGTGCGCGAGGTTTCCCTCCAGCTGGCCGCCACGCGTCGTCGGCGCCGGCCGCTCCGGATCGCGATGCAGAGCCCAGAAGTGCGCGGGCGACACGTTGATCGTGTCGAGCTGCGACTTCGAGATCTCGGCGCGCGCGTGATACTCGTCGATGTCGAGGTGTTCGATCAGCATCACGCCCCCCACACGCCGCGCGGTGCTTCCGGCGTGGTGCCGAGGTACGCGATACCGACCGCGCACAAGAAGCCGATCACGATCGCGACGATGATCCTGGCGACCGGGCTGCGTTCAAACAGGCGGTCGAGCGCGCCGCACAGGTAGGTGATCGGGTTCATCGTGCTGCCTCGCTGGCCTCGACCGTGATCCGGACGTGGCATTTCGTGCCGAGCAGATCGCTCAGGACGGTTTCGAAGGAATGGCGCACCGATTCGATATCCTCGACGTCGGGTGCCGATTTGCGCACGAGCTCGCGGACGTTCTCGGCGAGAGCGCGCTTGTTTGCGACGACGCTCATCGCGCCACTCCCGCAAGCAGTTCATAGGCCGGCGCGACGCCGGACGCGATCAGGTACAGCGCGCCGAGCACCGCGAGCGGGAACCAGTCGCGCGATACAACCGATCGGCTGTAATCGCGCAATACAGGCGTTAGGCTGTTGAGAGGGGTGCGCATCATGCCTCCTGCCGCTGTTCGCGGATGCGAATTTTTTCCATCGCGCTCAGATGCCCGGCCGCCGCATTGCAACGGCGATGCGCCAAAACCAGATTGCTCAGATGGTCAGGGCCACCATGCGCGCGAGCCACAAGGTGCTCGAGCGAACGATCATCCTCGCCTGTTGGCTCGCCGCAGTAGAAGCACGCACTCCCATCACGACGCAGCAATGCGTTGAATATCGGCAGCGTGCGATCACGGCCCTTGACGCGTTTTTTTGGAGCCGGCGATGCACGCCACGGCTTGCACTTCTCGAACGCATCCCACGCTTTCAGCGATTCGCCTGTAGGTGTGATGCCACCGCGCGAATTGCAGTACACAACTGACGTGCCATGCGAAGTCTTGAAGCGAAGAACTTCCCATTCGTTCGTCGGTTGCAGAATTTGCGCGCCACGTTCGATGAGAAACGCTTCGAATTTCTCGCGCCGACTGGTGAATTGCGCGAGTGTTCTCACTGCGCACCTCCGTTGATCGTGATGTGCCGCACCGGCTCCGGCGCAGCCTTGCGGCCGGCCTTGATCAGCACTTCGTTGATGACTGCGCGAACGCCGGAAGTGAGACGGCCGCTTCCCGCGTCAGCGTCGGTGGCAACCATTTCGAGGGCGAGCAGTGCATCAGCGAGCAGATCCGCCTGCGGCGCGATGTTCAGCGCGGCGCGCAGCCCGGCGATGTGCCGCGCGACTTGTCCGTCGACGTCAGCGCTGAAATACGCGCGCACGAATGCGTCGATCTGCGCTGCGGACGGCTCGATGACGGCCGGCATGTGCTTGATCTCGTTCATGTCAGGCTTCCTCGTCCTCGTAGTCTTTCGGGTCGCGGCCGGTGACTTCGCATGCGAAAGCCTTCCATTTCGCACGCTCCGCGTTCGTCATGTCGTGCCACGAAGGTGCGATCTCGCTGCTGATTTCTTCGCCGTTGCGCATGCTGAACGTGCCGCAATTGCTTCCGATGTCCTCATCTGCGTACGTGACCGTAATCACGTCTTCCGGAAACTTGCGCGACAGCGCCTCAAAGATCGGCACCGGGCAGCTCCATGCAGTGTCGAATTCAGCAGTCCCGGCCTCGATGTCGGCAGACGAATCGCACGCGTTCCACTTCGTTCCCCACTTCGCTCGAGCAAAGTCCATCGAGTGAAGGAATCCAACCTTTCGGAAGTTGCGTAGCATCTGGATGAACTGCTCGAACGATTCGTCGCTCAACTTCTTGATGTCGGCGCCCGCGCGATTCGCAGCCTCCAGCGCGCCGATAAACGGGTTCGAGCTGAGCCGCGTGCCAACGACGACTTCCGCCATCGTTTCAGCATCCACGTAGACGCCATCCCAAGGAAATTCGCCTTCGAACTTCACGATCCGCTCGAAGTCGACGCGGCCGTCATCAGCGCTGACGATTGACGCGATGACGTGGCTCGGCGCGGATACTTTGTTGGTTACCCAATTCGGCATGATGTGGTCCCTCGTTGTGGTGTGATTGCCCGCCGTAGCGGTCGCGGTTGGTCAGCGCGTCCAGTAAGCGGTGTCGATCGACTTCGCTTCGTTGACGCGGTTCGCAAGCTGCATTGCCTGCTCTTTCGTGAAGAACGCCACATTGCGCGGGCCTTGATGGTAAAGAATGCGACCGCGCGAAACTAAGACGCTCACATACCACGCATCTTCCGGGGCATCCGCGCCGACCTTGTGTGCCGACGCAACTGCGATTTCGATTCGAGCCATCATCTTTCTCCTGTAGCGGGAGCGGTTGGTCAGTACGAGTTTTCATCTGCCGACTTCTCGGCTTCGAGTTCTGCCGCGGCGGTCATCTGGCGCGTGATGAACTTGCGCAGGTGGCGCCCGAGCGCTTCGTCCGACACGCGCCACGCGGCGCGCAGGACGGCGCAGTCCATTTCATCGATCGCGTGCACGCCGTCCATCAGGTCGACGATCGGCAGCGCGGCCAACTTCGCGTCGAGCTTTTCCTTCGCGATGGATGCGACCAGCTCGTCGCGCCATTCGTCGGCCTCTGCGCGTGCGTCAGCCTCCGCCTGCACGCGGTCCGCATAGGCGTCGACGTGCGACGGCAGCGCGCGCGGGGTGATCGGGTGGGGGTGGAGCATTTCGGACCTCTCGCTAAGGTTTCGCCTTAGTTGATAGGTTAGGGCAAGCCTTAGCATCTTGTCAAGGCATTGCCTTAGTTTTTCTTCGAGACGAAAAAAAGCCCGGCGCGCGGCCGGGCTGTCATCAGACGGAGAAGCCCGTCAAGACGGGTAGTACGTGTTCCGCACGCGCTTCGAGCGCGAGAAGTATGCGTGCCAGATTCCTGCAACGATGATCGCGCTGATGATGCTTCCAACTGCCTGAGCTGCAAGGTTCGGCGTCAGCGAGATCCCAAGGACCAACGGCAGAAGGACGAAGCTGTCGATGACGGTCGAGATTGGGCCGGCGATCCACAATACCCACTTCGTGAAGCGAACGCTGCTCGGCACTTTGCGCGTCGCGAGGCTGAATCCTGCCGCGATAGTGAGGCATATGCGAATCGCGACGAGAATCCAAGCTGCGGTTTTATACGATGCCCACGGCTCTAACGATAGAAGCGTGGGATTGCTGAATTCGGCCTGCGAAATGCTGCTGGCTGTGCCGCCGGCTGAGAACAGAGGTCCGAGGAAAATCGCCGAGACGATGAAGAACTGCAACCACCCGCCGACACCGCGCGGGCCGTCTTTAGCGGCGGCAGTTTCTAGACTGGTACCCATTTTCCGATCACCGTCCCCATGATGGTCGCATTGCCGTTGATGTAGATCCACTGCTCAGGCCAGCTCGGGTTGAGCGGGTGCAGTAGCTTCTTGTCACCTTCGATGATCAGCTGCTTGAACGTCGCTTCGCGCTCGTTGTGCAGCATGACGATTACGCACTTTCGGTGGTCGGGAGAGCGCTGCGGGTCGACGAAAATGATGTCGCCTTCGCTGAACGATGGCGTGCCGCCAGGGTTGTGCATGCTCTGGCCGCGCACGCGCAAGCAGAACGTTTCGTCGCTATGCGCGACGGGGCATGGCAACCATTCCTGCGCGTCGCACTCCTCGAAGTCCTTCGATAACTCGGCCCACTGGCCGGCCTGCACCCACGAAATCAACGGCACCATCCCCCGAATTTCTGGCCCTGGTTCAATCGTTTTCCCATCTGGTATTGGTCGCCCGTCTGCCGCCGCGAGCAACGCATCCACTGTTGTGCGAAGTAGCTTAGCCAGCGCGGTGAGCCTGTCTTGGTCGGGACGTGTTTTGTCACGCTCCCATTCTGAGACGGAAACGTCTTTGATGCCGAAATAGTCGCCAACCTGCTTCTGGGTCAGGCCGCGTTCTTTCCGCTTCTGTTTGATGAATGATCCAAGGGTCATAAGGGGGAGCCTAACACTTGCAACTAAGGCGATGCCTGATATACTTCGCTAAGGCATAACCTCAATTTGGATGAAATATGGACGACGCACCGATCCTCGAACAGGCCATCAAGCGTGCCGGCGGCGCCGCGGCGGTTGCGCGTGCCTTCGGCATTTCTCCGGTTTCGGTGGGCGAGTGGCTGAAGAAGCAGAAGCTGCCCGCCGACCGCGTGATCCCCGTCTCGAGCCTCACCGATTGGGAATTCACCCCGCACATGCTCGATTCGAAGCTGTACCCGAACGCGCGCGACGGCATGCCGCTGTCGATTCAACCCGCCCAGGTGGCCGCATGAGCACCGTCGAAACAGTTTCGTCTGACCAACTTGAAATGACACGGGCGCTGGCTGCAACGAACGATTGCGAGCTGTCCCGCGCGATTGAGCGCGTCACGCAGGCGCGGGCGGCTGCTGCCAATGGGATGTCGACGAGCGGCATGAGCCGCAACCTCGACAAGATGCGCGAGGCCGAGTGGCATCGCGTGCTGGCTGGCCTGCGGTTACAGGTCGTGCCGATGGGCTCGATGGTGGTCGATCCGCACGAGCTCACCGCGCTCGAAAGCATGGCGCTCAAGTATCTCGAGACACGCCGGCAGCAGCGCATTCAGGACGATCGGTCATGAACTTCTACAAGCGCCACATCGGCGACTATTTGAAGGACACAGCGCACCTGTCGCTGCTCGAGCATGGCGTCTACACGCGGCTGCTCGACGTCTACTACACGCGCGAGGCCGGCATACCTGACGACCAGGCCGCGCGCCTGATTGGCGCCCGCGCGCGCGACGAGCTGTCTGCGCTGAAGGTCGTGCTTGGCGAATTCTTCGAGCTGGTCGACGGCACCTGGATTCAGCAGCGCTGCGAGCGCGAGATTGAGGAGGCGTCCGCACAAGCGAAAGCGAACCGGGAGAACGGGAGAAAGGGCGGCCGCCCGAAATCGAAGAAGAACCCACCTGATAACCCGGATGGAACCCAAGGCGAAACCGATCCGAAACCCAACGGAAACCCATCGGGTTCTGTTTCGCTAACCGAAAAAAACCTTAGCCAGACTCCAGACTCCAGACTCCAGACTCCAGACAAAGAAGCGCAGCAGCAAGCATCAGCCGTAGGTGGCCAAGCCGAGCCTGCGAGCAGCGCTTCTCCGGTTTCGAGAGCAGTCGAGATCGCCGTGTACCTGCGACAGCGCGGGATCATCGGCGCCAACAGCGTGAACCCGAACATCGCAGCGTGGGGCGACGACGTCCGCGTGACGAACGAGATTCTCGATGCGGCGCTTTCGGTCGTGGCGTCACGGCAGCTCGAGAAGCCCATCGGCCCGAACTACCTCGTAGGCATCGTCGCGGATCTGCTCAACCCGAAGTCCGTGCAGCCGAAGCGCGAGGACAACGCGTGGAAGCGGACGCCGGCCGGGATCGAGCGCAAGGCGTCCGAACTGGGTGTCATCTGCCCGCCCGGGCGCGATCACGGGTGGTTGCTCGAGAAGTGCGAGAGCGTGCTGCGGCAACAGGCAGGGGTGGCGGCATGACCTCGTTCCTCGACGATATCAACGAACGCCTGCAGCGAATCGGCACCGAGGCACTCGCCGTTCGAACGCTCGAACTTTCCATGGTCGCGCAGCTGGCTGCAGCTCCAATGTCCGACGAGGATCGTTCGGAGTGGGAGGAACTGATTCACGAGCGCCGTGAGTACATCGCCGGTCGTATCGATGAGGTGATGACGCTGCTGCACATCCATCCGATCGACACGTTGGAAGCGCTGCGGCTTGAGCGCGAGCGGAGGGCGCGGCGATGAGCGATGTCAGCGGGCAATCTTGGGGCATGTGCGCGGCGTTCGGATGCCCGCTTTTTGGCACCGTCGGAAGCGACGGCCGTTGGTACTGCTACTGCCACGCCGGACGCCCGTCGGCGACGAACGACGCCATCACGCAGACGCTGCACGCGCATGAGCCGATCGTGAAGGCAACCCTCTCGATCCGCCGCAATTTCGCATCGTTCCGCGACAACCCGAACGCATATCGCGCGATTCAGCGCGGCCTCGTCGACTACGGCCGCTCCGATCTTCTGCTCGGAAAGGCCGACGAATCGCCGCATGCCCCCGGAAAGCCCGTCGTGAAGCTCTGGCTAGCCCGTCTTGAACGCGAGCTGATTTCGCTGACGGCCGATCTCGGGCAACAGCGCCTCGACACGGGAATCGTCCCAACTGCGCCCATCATCGGGCCGACTCATGCGTTGCAGCACTACACGGATAGGGGAGAAGCATGACGCACCACACGAACGACGCGCGCGCGTGCGCGCATTTGGCGCGGGAGGCAGCATGCTGACCATCGGAATCGACCCAGGCATTTCCGGCGCGCTGGCGGCGCTCGATCACACCGGCCAGCTGCGCGTGCTCGACATGCCGACCCGCGCGAAACCGGGCAACGGCAAGGTGCGAAACGAGGTGTGCCCGACGTCGCTGCGTCTGTCGCTGCGCGTGCTGATCCCCGCCGGCGAGAGCGCGGTCATCGTCATGGAAGCGCTGAACACGTTCGCGGGCGGCTCAGTGCAGACGATGGCATCGCTCGAAGCGACGAAGGCCGTGATCGCGACCGTGTGCGAACTGTGCGGCCATCCCGTTTCGCTCGTCGCGCCGCAGAAGTGGCAGGGCTTCTTCGGCATCAAACGTACGGCGACCGAGGACACGAAGCGCCAGAGCCTGCGCATCGCGCGCGAGCTGTACGGCAACGAGTTCTGCCCGCTGCAGAAGCACGACGGCCGAGCCGACGCGATCCTCATCGCGCGGTGGGCGCAGAGGAACCTGACGTGAACGCGACCCAACTCGCAGGCAGCCTGCCGCGCGACCCGCTGTTCCGCGAGTGGGTCGGCGGCTTCGTCGACGGTGATCCCGTCTCGGTCGACGAGGCCGCGCAGTTCATCCGCGTCGTGTGCAAGGTCGAGTCGCGGCGCGAGCTCGCGACCGACCCGCACGCGGCAGAACGCTTCAACCACTTCCTGCGCCGGCCGTTCATCGACTGGCGCGACAACCAGCAGCACCAACGGAGAGCAGCATGAGCGACATCAACGCAGCACCGAGCAGCACCGAGCCCTCGAACGAGGCGGCGAAAACGGACATGCAGGAGGCTAGCGTGGCCGTGGCGGGGGAGACGACTGGGATCCCGGCGATCCCTTCAGACTCTGGCAGCAATGCGAGCACTGCGGAATCGAATATCACATCGACGACGGCGTCGACGGACGATGCCGTCGCTGCGACTGGGACGATCAGTACTGACGCGCCGGAGGTCGCGGCGGTGGGGGAAGGCGCCGGATCGGCTGCCCCTGCGACGTCCGTGTCGAATGTCGAGGGCTCCGGCGATGCTGGTGGCGCGGCGGCTGACGACCCAAACGCCGCTGCGTCGCCTGCGGCCGGCCAATCCGCAAGCGACACTGCATCGTCTGCGCAGGGTGCATCGCAAGGCGACGGCACCGAGGTGGCTGCCTTGCACGCTGAACTCGACGATGCCCATGCACGCATTGCCGAGCTCGAGCAGCAGCTCGCCGCGGAGCAGGAAGCGCGGGTTCGCGCAGAATTGCCGCCGGCCGCCGAGCATCCGGCGAAGGAGCACGCGATGTCGATCCTGCAGAAGATCGAAGCCGGCGAGGCGATCGTGCTCGGCGACCTGCAGGCGAAGCTGCGCGCGTTCGTGGAGGCGCTGTAACGCATGTCCCGAGTCGAGCCCGCCGTCAGCGTCGATTGGTTCCGCGTCCTTGAGGACGTGCGGCGGGCCGACTTCACCCTCGCCGAGATCGCGCAGTACACGCGAATCCCGCGCACCACGCTGCTCGGCTACCGGAATCTCGGGGCCGAGCCCAAGCACTACGCCGGTCAGACGCTGCTCAAGCTCTGGGCCCAGGTCACCGGCCGCCAGCCCGACGAAGCGCCCACCCTGCAGCGTATGCCGTCCGTCTCCGCCGCGCTGCGATAGACGGGAATCCGACACCCTCGCGGTCCGATACTCGCCTGCACCATCCACGGAGGTGCAGGAATGTCCAAACGAACCTACGCAACGCAGATGCCCGGCGCGGCCGCGATCACCCCGCAGGGTGACGAGCCGCCAGCGATCATCGGCGCCGATACCGACGCGGTGCTCACCATCGCCGGGCGAGAGGTGCCGCTCGCCGAGGTGGTGATCGGCGCGTTCGAAACGAGCGGCATGTCGGTCGAGGAATGGGCCGCCGTCGATCCGCAGATCCGCGACGATCTGGTCGGCAAGAAGCGCAAGGAACTCGAGCAGTCGCTGGCCGGCGCCGGCGAACTGCCGTCGCAGACCGCCGCGCGCGAGGCTGCTGTCGCTGCCGTGAACGCGCGCAAGGCGTCGCGCACTGCCCGCGCCGATCCGTCGCAGACCGCCGCAGCCGGCGCGCCGAAGCTCCCGCACCGCGACGAGATCGACCCGAAGGAGATCGCCGCTCCCGTTCAAACGCAGCAGGGCTGGATCGTGCCGTCGACGCCGCGTCAGCTGCCCCGCAACTTCCAGTGAGGTGACGAGCATGTGTGGCGGATTCTTCAAAAACTTCCTCGACCCTGCGCATATCTGGTTCTCCAACGACCAGAACCAGCAACAGCAAACCGCGACGAGCACATCGAACGCTGGTTCGACTGCTGATGCTCAGGCAGCGCAGGCGGCGAACGCGCAGGCCGCGGCCGACAAGAAGCGCCGCGCCGCGTCGAGCCTGCTCGCGACCGGCGCCGGCAACACCACCGGCGCAGCATCCTCGTCCGTGCTCGGCACCGCGAAATCCTCCCTCGGGCAGTAAGCCATGATCGACAGTCTCGGCGAAACCCTCGCGAAGCGTCTCGAAACGATGAAGTCGAAGCGCCAGGTGCATGAGCTCGTGTGGCGCGAGTGCTTCATGCTCACCGATCCGGTGCGCGCGTCCGGGCTGAATGGTCCGGAGATGGACGCGAACCAGATCGCGCAGGCCGTATCGCTGATCTTCGACTCGACCGCGACCGATGCGAAGCGCACGCTCGAGGCGTCGATCATGTCCGGCATGACGCCTGCGAACTCGCTCTGGTTCACGATGACGGTGAACGGCACCGACGACGAAGGCGAGCGCTGGCTCGACAGCGCCAGCGAGGTGCTATGGCAGAACATCCACAGCGCGAACTTCGACAGCGAGGCGGCCGATGCTGTCGCCGACGGCATGGCCGGCTGGTTCGCGCTGTACATCGACGAGAATCGCGACGCGGGTGGCCTGTACTTCGAGCACTGGCCGATGGCTGGCGTGTACTGCGCGTCGTCGAAGCCGGGCGGCACGGTCGACATCGTGTTCCGCTGCTACCAGCTGACCGCAGAGCAGTGCGTGCGCGAGTTCAGCCGCCGCGGTGACACGATCCCGGCCGAGGTCACCGACAAGGCAAAGACGAAGCCCGAGGAGCTGATCGACCTGTGCCAGGCGATCTATCCGCGGGACGTGTACATCGTCGGCGCCATGCGCGCGAAGAACATGCCGATCGCCTCCGTCACGTTCGCGTGCAACCAGAAGCAGGTCATCCGCGAGTCGGGCTATCACGAAATGCCAGTCGTCGTCGCGCGCTGGAAGAAGATCCCGAACAGCGTGTACGGCGTCGGCCCGCTGCTCGACGCGCTCCCGGACATCCGCACGCTGAATGACATCGTGAAGCTCGAATACGCGAACCTCGACCTCGCCGTGTCAGGCATGTGGATCGCCGAGGACGACGGCGTGCTCAACCCGCGCACGGTGAAGGTCGGCCCGCGCAAAGTGATCGTCGCGAACAGCGTCGACAGCATGAAGCCGCTGCAGCCGTCGTCGAATTTCCAGCTCGCCGAGACGCGGATCGAGAAGCTGCAGGGGCAGATTCGCAAGACGCTGATGGCCGACCAGCTGCAGCCTCAGGACGGCCCGGCCATGACCGCGACCGAGGTTCACGTGCGCGTTGACCTGATTCGCCAGCTTCTCGGCCCGATCTATGGCCGACTGCAGGCCGAGTATCTGCAGCCGCTCATCGCGCGCTGCTTCGGGCTTGCATACCGCGCGGGCGTGTTCCCACCGCCGCCTGATTCGCTCGGCGGCCAGAACTTCGCGGTGCAGTACCAATCGCCGCTGGCGCGCGCGCAGAAGCTCGAGGAAGTCTCCGCGATCGAGCGTCTGATGGGCGATGTGACCGTGATCGCGCAGGTCAAACCCGAGGCGCTCGACAACATCGACGGCGACGAGGCCGTGCGGCTCACCGCGAAGAACCTCGGCGTGCCGGACAGCATCGTGCGCACCAGCGACCAGGTCACGCAGTACCGCAAGCAGAAGCAGGCCGACGCGCAACAGCAGGCGCAGCAGCAGATGGGCATGGAAGTGCAGGGCGACGTCATGAAGTCGATGGGTAGCGCGGCCGCGAGCCGCATGGTGGCAGGCCAATGAAAGCGCACATCGAAGGCGCGCCGATCGAGCAGCGCGCGACCGCGGACGACTACCGGATCATTTTCGAGAGCCCGGCCGGCGCACTCGTGCTCGACGACCTCGTGCGGCGCTTCACCGGTTCCGTGTTCGTGCGCGGCGGCCACGATGGCGAGCGCGAGACTACGTATCGGCTCGGCCGGCGCGACGTCGTCGAGCACATCATCAGCATGATCAACCGCGCCAACGGCGCAGAACCTGAAGGAGAGTGACATGGCAGGCACTTCGACACTGACTGGCAGCGGCTGGATCGCGAACGGCCAGCCGCGCTCGGACGAATCGATGTACGGCGTCCCGTACTTCACCGGCAAGCCGCAGGACGGCGTCGGCAAGAACGGCGACCTGACGATCGATCCCGTCGCCCGCAAGATCTACGAGAAGGTTGCGGGCGCGTGGTCGGCCGGCACGTCGTACTAACCCACACACGAGATCGAGGATACGACGATGTGGATCTGGAGAAATCGACATCCGCTCATGGATGCAGCAGGCGATGGCGGCGGTGGTGCTGGTGGCGGCGCAGCAGCGTCCGGTGGCGCCGATGGCGGTGGTGCAGCGGGCGGCGGCTCGGCTCTCGCAGCGGGCGCTGCCGCTGGTGGTGATGGCGGTGCAGCTGCTGGCGGCACCGGCGCGGACTCGGGCGGCGCAGCATCGTTCGACTGGCTTCCCGAAAAGTACCGCGTCAACGGCGCCGACGGCGCGCTCGACCTGACCGCCTCCGCGCAGAAGCTGGCTGGCGGCTACGGCGAGCTGTCGAAGCGCATGGTCGACGGTGGCGCGCCGCCGGCCGCGGCGACCGACTATCAGGTCACCGTGCCCGACCAGTTCAAGGAAGCAGTCGGCGACCTGGGTAACGACAAGCTGTTCACGCAGTTTCGCTCGGATATGCACGCGCTCGGCCTGTCGCAGAAGCAGTTCGACGGTGTCATGGCGAAATACTTCGAGGTCGTGCCGGGACTGGCTGCCGGCGCGCAGCAGTACACCGCCGATTCGGCGACCGCTGACCTGCGCAAGGACTGGGCGGACGACGCGACGTTCCAGAAGAACGTGGGCCTCGCGTTCCGCGCCGGCAGCGCCGCCGCGAAGGCCGCGAACATGTCGTTCGATGATCTCGAAAAGGCCGGGCTCGCGAACAATCCGACGTTCATCAAGATCATGGCCGCGCTCGGTCCCGAGTTCGCCGAGGACACGCCGGCCGGCTCGGGCAACGGCGCGGGCTTCATGTCCGAGGACGACGTGAAGAAGCTGCTGATCTCCGAGGCCAACACCAATCCGAAGCACCCGGACCACAAGGCGACGCGGGCGCGGATCGACGCGTTCTACAACCGCAAGTACGGCAACACGCCGATCGCCTGAAGAACCACCGCAGCAGCCAGTTTGCCCCGCCATCGCGCGGGGCTTTTTTTTGCGTGCGCGATTTGGTCGGGATTCCGACAGTCGCGTCGGCCGAAGATGCAACGCATTCGGCCCGCGGTGGCGCGCGGAACACCCGATGAGCCCGGTAGCACACGTTCGCCGACGTGAGCCCGTAACAGGCCCGCGATACGCGGAACACCCTGAAGGCGACAAGACGACATCGAACCTTTTGGGAGTTCTCTCACCATGAGCACGAACAACGAAACGATCACCCAAGCCTTCGTGCAGCAGTTCGCCGACGGCTACATCATGGCCGCGCAGCAGAAGGACTCGCGCCTGCAGGCAACCGTGAGCGCATACGGCGACGTCATGGGGTCGAGCTTCACCGCGAACAACATGGGCGCGACCGAAGCAAACGACGTCACGTCGCGGCTGTCGGACACCGTCTGGAACGACAACCCGAACGACACGCGCGTCGCGCTGATGCAGGACAAGGACTGGTCGACGCCGATCGACAAGTACGACCTGCCGAAGCTGAAGGCGAATCCGCAGGGCACGTACATGCAGAACGGCCTGGCCGCGCTCAACCGCAAGAAGGATGCGGTGATCTACCAGGCGCTCATCGGAACGTCGATCACGCGCGCTGGCGAAGCGCTGCCGTACGGCTCGATCGCACTGCCGTCCTCGCAGAAGATCCTCGACGGCGGCGTCGGCATGACGAAGGCGAAGCTGATCACGGCGAAAAAGCTGTTCCGCAAGAACGAAGCCGACGAGCAGAACGGCGAAGACCTGTACATGCTGTACGACGCTGAAATGCTCGAGGACATCCTGAGCGACTCGACGCTCACGTCCGCCGACTTCATGGCCGTGCAGATGCTCCAGGACGGCAAGCTGTCGGGACGCTGGCTCGGCTTCAACTGGGTGCCGTACGAAGCGCTGAACACGTCGGGCACGGTGAAGACGACGATCGCATACACGAAGTCGTCGACGCAGTTCGGCATCGGCATGAACCGCGACATCGACATCGGCCCGCGCCGTGACAAGCGCAACGCGATCCAGATCTACATCGGCGAGTCGTACGGTGCCGTGCGCACCGACGAGAAGAAGGTCGTGACGATCGACTACCAGTTCTGAGCGTGATGTGAAGGGCGGCGCCGCGCGCCGCTCCGCATCGATCTCGATACGAAACAGGAGCACATCATGGCAGAAGCAAACTCGGTACAGATGGCGAAGGTGCTGGCCGCGCCGAACGCGAAGTTGCAGCCGAACGAAACCGGCGGCCGCTCGCGGATCATGTTCGGGCAGATCACGTCCATCGGGGCCGCGATCGCCGACACGATCTATTTCGGTCGCATTCCGGCCGGTGCACGCATTCACTCGGTGACGATCAACAATGCAGCCGGTACCGCGTCGTCGACGATGTCCGTCGGCGTGCGCAAAGCATCGGACAAGTCGGGAGCCGTAGCCGCCGGTCTGTCCGCCGCAACGGCGATCAGCTCGGCGCAGCGCGTCGACGCGACCACCGGCTCGCTCGTGAACGCGGGGCAGTCGTACATCACGCCGTACGAGGTGGACGTGTACGGCACGATCGCCGGCGCCGCGACACCGGCATCGCCGGGGCAGCTGATCTCGGTCACCGTGCACTACGTGCTGGACTGATCCGCGCCATTCCCGGCGCGGTGTAGGAGGTATGCCGGGGGCGCTTGCTCCCGGCATTTTTGTTTGAGGCGACCATGACCAGTAGCGTTTCGATCTGTTCCAATGCGTTGCTGCAGCTCGGCGACAATCCGATCGCATCGTTCGACGACCCCGCGCGCCGCGCGATGGTGTGCGCGAACCTCTATCCCGAAGTGCGCGATGCAATGCTGCGCACGCACCCGTGGAACTCATGCACGAAGCGCACGGTGCTCGCGCCGCTCGCCGATGCTCCGATATTCGACTACCCGTACCAGTTCCAACTGCCGTCCGACTGGCTGCGCACGATCCAGATCGGCAGCCGCGGATGCGCGCTGGACTACGCGGCAGAGGGGCAGCGCATCCTTGCCTACGTCGACGCGCTGCCGATCGTCTATATCTTCCGGAACGAGAACGAGGCGACGTGGGAATCGACGCTGGTCGATGTCGTCACGAAGGCGATGAAGGCGGCGATCGCGTATCCGATCACGCAGTCGGCGGCGATGGCGCAGACGGCACAGGCCGAGTTCGCCACGTTCCTGAAGCAGGCCAAGGCGATCAACGGGCAGGATGACGACACCGAGACAATCGGCGATTTCCCGCTGCTCGAATCGCGTCTGTCGAGCTACACGACCCCGCCGGGTCGCGCGCCGGGACGGTAAGACATGGCGAAGATCACCACCATCCAGTCGAATTTCAATGCGGGTGAGCTGTCGCCGCCGCTCGGCGGCCACATCGATCTCGACCGATACGCGAACGGCGTGCGCACGATGCTGAACGCGATCCCGCAGATCGAGGGCGGCGCACGTCGGCGCTTTGGCACGCGGCAGATTGCGCCGAGCAAGTCGACGGGCACGACGCGTCTCGTCCCGTTCGTGTTCAGCAAGTCGCAGGCGTACGTGCTCGAAATGGGTGACCAGTACGTGCGGTTCTACTCGAAGGACGGCCAGATTCAGCAGAGCGGCACGCCGATCGAGGTCGCCACGCCGTGGACCGCTGACCAGGTGTTCGAGATCGAATATGCGCAGGGCAGCGACACGATGTTCATCGCGCATCCGTCGACGCCGATCAAGCGCCTCGTGCGCATCCTGCAAACGGCGTGGACGATCAGTGAAGCGCCATTCGATCCGGGTCCAATCGACGAGATCGGCAAGCGCATCAACGGCCCCCTGACGCTATCCGGTACGGCAGCCGGCGCGACGGTTGACGTGTTCTCATCGGCTGGCGGCCTCATCGCGAGCGACGTCGGCCGCAACATCGCAGCTGGTCCTGGCGTGGCCGAGATAGTCGGCGTGGCGAGCGCGACGAATGCGACCGCCGTAATTAAGGCATCATTCGATTCGAACACCTACGCGGCAAACGCGTGGCGCGTCGACCAGTCGCCGAAGGTCGCGATCACACCGTCTGCCTCGAACCCGGTAAATGGCGTGATCACGCTGACTGCAGACGGCGCGCCTCTATCGGTTCAGTCGGTGTCGCTCACTGGCACGACCATGACCGTCACGATGCAGGCCCCGCACAACCTGAACACTGGCGATACGGTCGTGCTTTCCGGCTTCGAATCTGCCGGCCTCGATGGGCAATACGTCGTGGCAGGCGTGCCGAGCAACGTCAACATCATCTTCACGTTCAATGGCACGCTGCTCGTTGGCGGAAAGCTCGGGACCGTCTATCACTTCGGTGTCGGGACAGCATGGCGCGCGCAGGATCTCGGGAGTTACGTCGACATCAACGGCGGCCTCGTGCGCATCAACGGATGGGACGGCGTTGGCATCAAGGCCTACGGCATCATCGTGCGTGCGCTGTCGGCGACGATCACCGCGCCATCCGACAGCTGGTCGCTGAAGTCGGCAATGTGGAATCCGGTCGACGGATACCCGCGCGCGATCAGCATTTTCCAACAGCGCCTGTACGCGGCCGGTTCCAGTGGATTCCCGCAGCGCCTTTGGGCGAGCGGCACGGGCCTTTACTACGACTTCACGCCGGGCACGAACGATGCGGACTCGTTTTCGTACGACGTCGCGTCCGATCAGGTGAATCAGATCGTTCATCTCGCGTCGTCGCGCATTCTCGCCGTGCTGACGCAGGGCGAAGAATTCACGGTTGCAGGCAGCAGCGGATCATCCGTGACGCCGACGAATATCAACGTGCAGAGCCAATCGATCTACGGCGCGGCGCAGCCGCGTCCGGTCCGCGTAGGAAACGAGCTCGTATTCACGCAGCGTGCAGCAAAGAAGCTGCGCTCGATGGCGTACGACTTCAACACCGATTCGTTCCGCTCGATGAACCTCACGCGGCTTGCGGCGCATGTCACCGGGCCGGGCATCGTCGATGCGGCGTTTCAAGCAGAGCCCACGCCCATCGTGTGGCTTGTCCGATCCGATGGCGTTCTCGTGAGCATGACCTACGATCGTGAGGAAAACGTCGTGGGCTTCTCGCGTCACACGACGGATGGCCTGTTCAAGTCGGTCTGCTGCATCCCAGGCGATGATGGCGACATCCTGTTTGCGCTCGTGCAGCGCACGATCAACGGCACGACGGTGCAGTATGTCGAGCGCATGGACTCGACGCTGCAAACCGACTCAGCGATCGTTGGCACGAGCGACATCGGCGGCGCCACATGGACCGGGCTCGCAGCATTGAACGGAAAGAAGTGCGACGTGAAGGCCGACGGCGTCTTCATGGGGCAATTCACCGTCACGGGCGGCCAGATCACGCTGCCGCGCGCGGCGAAGTCGATCGAGGTCGGCCTGCACTACGACAGCACGATCGTCACGCTCACGCCGAATATCTCCGGCGGCCTCGGCACGTCGCAGGGCAACCAGCAACGCAGCGGCAAGATCATCCTGCGCTTCCTCGAAACGATCCGGTGCCTGGTCAACGAGCAGCCGATCGCATTCCGCGAGTTCGGCACGGACGTGCTCAACAAGGCACCGACGCCGTTCAGCGGCGACAAGGACATCACGGAATTCGGGTGGGACTCGATGTCCGAAATCACGATCTCGCAGGACCAGCCGTACGACTGGTACGTGCTCGCGATGATCCGCCAATTCACCGTCAACTCGGGCTAAATCCATGATCCGACGAGCTCAACTCTCCGATATCCCGGCACTGATGCGGGCCGCACGCGTGATGCATCAGGAATCACGATTTCGCGTGTTTGCCTTCTCCGATGAGAAGGTGGCCGGCGTGTTCGGGAACTGCATCGCGTCTCCCGTCGGCATCGCCTTCGTTGCGGAAAGCGATGACGAGCCGATCGGGTTTGCCATGGGCGAGATCTGCCCGCACCCGCTGTTCGATTCGCTCATGGCGTTCGAATACGGAATCTACGTTCTTCCCGAGCACCGCGGCCGCATGGCGGGATTGCGCCTGGTGAAGGCGTACGTCGAAGCGGCGAAGGCTTTCGGCGTGACGGATGTGAACGCGGGGGTGACAACCGATATCGATCTCGACCGCACCTCGCGAATGTACGAGATCGTGGGGCTGCATCGGGTCGGCACGTTGTTTAACACGATGGGGTGAATCATGGGATGGTTTGCATTGGCTGGTATGGCGATCTCGGCGGTGATGAGCGCGCAGAGCCAGAAGAAGGAAGGGCAGGCGCAGGAAGCGGCCGCAAACTTTCAAGCCGATCAGCAAGACACGCAAGCGGCGCAGACGCAGGCGATGGGCTATCAGCAGGCGAAGCGAATCCGCGAGCAGGGCACGTCGAACATCGGGCAGGCGAATGCAGCGCTCGCATCGTCGGGCGTGGACGTTGGCACTGGCACATCCAACGACATTCGGCAGAAGATCACGCAGAACACGGAAACCGACGCGCTGAATTCGATCCTGAACGCAGACAATCGCGCGACATCGCTCCGACAGCAGGCAACGATGACGCGCATGGCCGGCGCCAACGCAGCGGAGGCCGGAAACACGAACGCGCTCACGTCGTTGCTGCGCGGTGGAAGTCAGATGATGGGCGGCTGGAAAACGGCAACCCAGTGAGGAGGCAGGTAAATGGCTCGAATTCCACTCGGTGATAGCGCTAGCGTCGTCGCGCAACCTGCACCGCAAGTTCAGGCAGATCCAAATGCGTTCGGCGCGGCGCAGGCGCGCGCGCAGGAGGGCCTTGGTAACGCCGGGATGCAGTTCGCTGCAGAGCAGATCCAGAAGCGGCAGAAGCTCGACGACGACCTCGCGCGCACCAATGCCGCAGTCGCGTACCAGTCACATGCGACGAACGTGCAGTCGGCGATGAAAACGGCCAACGAGCAGCTCGCGAGCGGCGCGATCGACCAGCCGACCTACGAGAAGCAGCTCGCGGACGCGCAGAAGCAGTCGTTCGATTCCACGATCGGCGCGCTGCCCGGCGGCCACTACAAGAACATCGCGACCGTTCAATCGGCCGGGCTCGATCGTACCGTGACGCTCGGGATGCAGGAGGCGCTGACGAAGAACACGCAGCAGCTGATTGCGACGAACGCGGCGACGTTGCTCGACACCGCCGGCAAGAGCATCGCGACAAACCCGGCCAGCATCGACGGCACCGTCGCCAGCACGAAGCAGGCATACCTCACCGCAGCGGCGTCTGCCGGCATCCCGCAGCCGCGGGCGGCGCAGGTTGCTCAGGACTGGGCAGACAGCCAGTACGCATCGCATGCGCAGTCGGCTGCGATCGCGGCACGCAGCTCGGGCGATCTCACTGCGCTGACGCAGCTCGAGAAGGATCTCACGTCGCCGGACGGCTATTACGCTGGCAAGCTCGATGCGAACAAGCGCAATCAGGTGCTGTCGACCGTCGTTTCGAATCGCCTCGCGCTCGAGAACCAGATGAACAGCGAGCAGCAGGCGCGCGAGCGAGAGGCCGTAACCGCATTCAACCAGGGAACTGACCTGATGACGCAGGGCAAGCGGTTCAGCCCTGAATACGTCCAGCAGCTGACGTCCGCGACACGCGGCACGACGCTCGAAGGGCAGACGCAAGAGCTGATCGCGCGCGCGGCGGCCGGCGCTGGCTTCTCGACGCTGTCGGTTCCGCAGATGCGCGCCGCGGTGCAGGCGAATGAAGGACGGCAGAATCAGGCTGGCACCGACCCGATCGAAGCGGCGGCGATCAAGCAGCAGAAGCAGATCCTGACCGCGACGGACGAAGCGTATAAGCGCGACCCGTGGAATGCAGCGCTCGAACGCGGCGCGATTCCTGGCGTGCCGCCGATCGATACGTCGGGCGTCACGCAGCTCGCTTCCTCGCTCGCCGCGCGCGCGCAGCTGGCGCCGGTCGTCGAGGACAAGGCCGGCCGCCGCGTGTCGTTGCTGACGCCGGACGAGGCGCGCAGCGTGCTGCAGACGGTCGATTCCCTTCCGACCGACACGAAGGCGCAGGCGCTTGCGCTACTCGGTCGCTCGATGGGGAACGCCGCGCGAATCAACGACCTGGCCGAGCAGTGGAAGGACAAGAGCCCGGCGGCCGCGCTCGCGATGAAGGCCGGTGCAGCCGATCCGTCCGGCGGCCCGCTGATGATGCAAAGCGGGATGCCGGTTGCACAGTACATCCTCGACGGCCAGGATGCGCTGACGAACAAGCTGGTGAAGGTCGACGCGGCCGCCGCGACTGGTCTACAGGCCACGATCGCGAAGCAAATCGGCGACGCGCTGCCGCCGCAGCAGCTGAACGATGCGCGCGAGACGGCATATTTCGCCGCGGTGGCGAGTGCGCGCAGAGCCGGGCGCGATGTGCCGAACTCCACAGATATCCTGACGGGCGTCAACGTGGCGACTGGGGGACTCTCGAAAACGGGAGGCATCGACCCGCGCGGCAATCGGTACATGGCCGCGAAGCCCTGGGGATGGTCGGACGATGATTTCGACGGCGGCGTCAAGCAGGCATCGGTCAGCAACATCGAGAACCAACCCGGCGGCCGGCCGGTCGATAGCGTGCTCGCCAATGGCACGAAGATCCCGGTCGACCAGTTCATGCAGCAGTTCGCGAGCTATCGACTGCAGCGCGTTGGCATAGGCGGTACCTACACCGTGCTGACCGGCGCGCGGCCGGTAACCGATGCGACTGGCGCGCCGCTGCTCATCCACCTCACGAAGCCCGTACCGAAGCGCTGACATGCCAATCGATCCCCTCTACGAAGACACGACGAGCGCCTACCTATCCGGGCAGGGTAATGTGCAGCTGCCGCCCGAGCCGAAGCCGCAGCCGTCGACCGGGCTCGGCTCGATCGGTCAGGCCGTCAGCCTTGGCGCCGTGCAGGGTGCTGCGCGGCTCGCAGGCGCGGCCGCAGACCTTACGGCTGGCGCGAGCCAGATGCTGACCGATCCGACCGAATCGCTGCTCAATCCGCAGCTGCAGGAGGAAACCGACCGGAGGCTCGGCGAGACGTTCAAGAAGCAGCGCGCCGGCACGCTGTTCACGTCGGCGGCCGGCCAGCGCCTATACAGCCTGTCTGACATGCTGCGGCCCGACCCACAGAACACGACGACCACCGACCAGATCGTGCAGGGCGCCGTCAGCGGCCTTGTTCAGATCGTGCCTGCCGCAGTTCTCGGCGGACCGGTGGCGGGCGCAGCAGTCGGTGGAACGTCGATCGGCCTCGGCCGTGCGGAAGAACTGAAGCGCGAGGGCGTCGACGTCGGCACGCGGACCGCGGTTGGCGCCGTCGAGGGCGCGCTCGGTGCAGCCGGCGCAATGCTTCCGGCAGGCGGTTCCACGATCGCTCGCACGATCGGGCTTGTCGCGGTCGGCGGTCCCGGTATGGCGATCGGACAGAGCGCTGCCGAGAAAGCTATCCTGAAGAACGCCGGGTACGATCATCTCGCGGACCAGATCGACCCGCTCGACCCGACTAACATCGCCGCGTCGACGCTCATGGCAGGCTTCTTCGGCGGCATGCATGCGGGAGGCATGGCGATGAACGCGCGCGCGGCGCGCGCCGCAGACCCGGCCACGCCGCTTCCAATCCTCGACGTGGGCGTGCGCAAAGCGCTTCCATACGACTCGCCGATCCTTTCCTCGTACATCACGGCGGCTGCGCAGCGCGAGGGTGTGCCGCCGGACCTGATGCTGGCGCTGATCCATGCAGGCGAGCGCTCGAATTCGAACCAGGTGTCGCCGAAGGGCGCAGCCGGCGTCGCACAGATGATGCCGGAGAACCTGAAGAAGTTCGGCGTGACGGACCCGAAAGACCCGCTGCAGTCGATCGACGGCATGGCACGCTACCTGAAGGCCACGCAGGACCAGTACGGCGGCAATGTGCAGGCGATGATCGCCGACTACAACGGCGGTCCGCGCCAGGCAGAGGCGGTATTGCGCGGCGAGCGTCCGCCGGCCGCCGAGACGGCCGCCTATATCGACCGTGTGAACGACTACCTGACGAACCGCCTCGGCGACGATCTCCGCCTCAACCCTTCCCCGCAGGAGGTCGACGCCGCGCTGATGGCGCGCGGGCAGCGCATTGTGGATGACGCGTACGTGTTCGGCAGGCCGGACGACGTGAACGGCATGGCTGCGCACCAGGACGCGTTCGAGCTCGCCGCGCGCCAGATGGACGACGGAGGCTATCCGGACGTCTCCCGCTACTTCACCCCCGACGACGCGACGCGCGCGAGTGCGCTCGAAGGGTTGATCTCGGACGCAGAGTCATACCGCGGCGATCTGGCGGCGACCGCCGTGAATCTGGCTGACCCCGGCGCCGTCGCGCAGGCTCGTGCCGAACTCGACCAGCTGCGGGCCAACGCGCCGGACACGTCGCCCGAGGGCGTCAAGGAACTGACCCGCCAGCTGCAGGACCAGGGCGTGAAGTACAAGGCCGCGGCGGCCGAAGCGCAGCGGCGCGTCGACGCCGCACAGGCCGACCACGAGGCGCAGGTCGCGCGGCTGGAGGGCATGATTCGTCAGAACGCAGAGGCGCAGCGCGCGAGCGAGCAACTGTCGACGCTCGACTCGCAGATCGAGCAGATGCGCACCGCGCGCGCCGGCATCGACGCGCCGGCTACGCGCCGCACGGCGATCGCTGATTTCGTCTCAAGCATCGCGCGCGCGCAGCGGGAAGCAGACCGAGCGCCGGCGGCGCGCGCCGCCGAAGCTGTGCAGCGCAATGCCGATGTGACGTTGACAGCCGCCGAGCAGGCTCCTGTTCCTGCGGTCGGTGACGCTCTTGCCGCAGGTGCGCGCGGCGTGGCCGGCACTGGCGAGCCTGCCGCACGGCCTACGTCTGCCGTCGAGTCGAACCTGCGCGAAGCCGCAGCGGCGACGCCGGACCGAGAGGTACATGTCGACGTAACTGCTGATCCAGAGACGTTCGCACGTACCGGTGAGCGAACGGTCGAATTCACTGGCTCGCTGCGCGACGCGCTCGACGCGGTCGACGCCGATTATGCGAAGACCATGGCCGACGCCAAGCTGTTCGAAGTGGCGGCGAACTGCTTCATCACGACATTGGGGTAATCCATGCACGCAAAATGCGCAGCGGCGGTCGCTCAGGCGGCCGGCCGCGATTTGACGAAGGCCGAGCTCGACGGCATCGAGAACCGCGTGCGCGCCGGTATGCGCGCCGTGTCGCGGCAAGATCCGGCCGCATGGCGGTCGATGACCGAGGCTGATCGCGTGCAGGCTGGTGCGGAATGGGCCCGGCAGCAGCTTGAAGGTGAGGCGAACCTCGATCGCGCGCGCAAGCAGCTGCAGATTGCCAAGCAGATCGAGACGACGGACCGAATTCAGGAAGCGCTGTATGCAGATCCCGAGCGCGCGCACGCGAAGCGCGCACGCGAGAAGGCCGTGAAATCGGACATCGAACGCACGTACGAGCTGGCCGGCGGAATCAAGGCCGACTACATGCGGCAGACGATGGATGCGATCGAGGCCATGAAGCACGGGCAGAACTTCCTCGCGCGCGCGTTCGACGTCGACAATCCGGCAATGGAGCGTGACATCATTCGCGAGATCTACCGCGGCACTGACGGCTCGACCGGGAACGAGGTGGCGAAGGCGGCGGCCGAGCAGATCAGCGGCACGTCGAACGCGATGCGCGAGCGCTTCAATCGGGCGGGCGGCAACGTCGGCCAGCTCGACTATGGCTACGTGCCGATCCGCCACTCGCAGGCGAAGATCCTCGGCAACGGCTCGGACGCCGCGCGCCACGCATGGGCCGACTTCGTGCTGCCGCGCCTCGACCGCTCGCAGTATCTGGACGACGCCGGGAATCCGCTCGACGACGCCGCGCTGCGCCGCGTGCTCACCGGTGAGGATCGCGAGTCGTGGGAGGCGCGCAACATCGCCGCGCGCGGCATGGGCGTCGAGCCGCGCAAGCAAGGCGTCTGGGACACGATCGCGTACGGCGGCGTCAACAAGATCGTGCCGGGCGAGACAACCGGCGGCGCCGCGCGCGCGAACGCCGGCTCGCAGCACCGCGTGCTGCACTTCCAGAACGCCGACGCGCACATCGAGTACAACCGCGCGTATGGCGAGGGCTCTCTGCTGAACGCGCTGATCGACCACGTCGGTGGCATGGCGAAGAATATCGCGCTCGTCGAGCGATACGGCCCGAACCCGACGCGCAACATGCGCACGCAGATGCAGCTGACGGCGCTGCATGATGGCACGGGGATGCATGATCTCGAAAAAGGCATGACGTCGATCGGTGCGTACTGGAACTACGTGACGGGAGCGACCAACACGCCAGTCAATCCGGCACTCGCGCGCAAAATGGAGACGATCCGCACCACGGTCAGCGCGATCAAGCTGCAGAGCACGATCCTCGCAGCGCTCGGCGACGTCGGCACGATGTTCGTGACGGCCGGGTACAATCGCGTGCCGTTCTTCAAGACGCTCGGCACGGCCACACGGCTGATGGCGCCGGGCTCGAAGGATTACCGCAGCTGGCTCACTTCGCAGGGGCTGATCGCCGAGACGCTCGAGCACGGGCTCAACCGGTGGGGAACCGACCACCTCGCGACGACGTGGGCGAAATGGCTGTCGGCGCAGACGATGAAGTTCGGCGGCGTTACGGGCTGGACGGATGCGATGCGCACCGCGTTTCAGGCGCAGATGATGCGCGGCCTCGCTGAGATCGGCGGGACGGAATGGAGCAAGCTCACCGAGTGGGACCGTCGTTCGCTGACGCGCTCGGGCATCACCGCCGACGACTGGACGCTCGTGAACCGCGCCACGCCAGGCGAATACAACGGTGCGAAGTACCTGACGCCGGACGCGCTGTACGGCACCGGAGACGCGCGGGCGGCCGACGTCGTGCCGAAGTTGCTCGGCATGATCCGTGACGAAGGCGAGTTCGCTGTGCTGAATCCTGACCTGCGCACGAAGGTGATCGCGGCAGCGACGCCCGGCACGTGGCAGGGCGAACTGCAGAAGACATTCCTGCAGTTCAAGTCGTTTCCTATCGCAATGATATCGCGGCACTGGGGGCGCATCGGCGAAATGCGACGCTCGGGCGACTTCCGCGTCGAGGGCGCGCCGACACTCGCGAGCCCGATGGCGTATGGCGCGGCGCTCGTAGTGAGTACGACGCTGCTCGGCGCGCTCGCTGTCCAATTACAGAATCTGCTGCTCGGGAAAGACCCTGAGCCGATGGCCGACGACGTGAAGCATGGCGGCGCATTCTGGTTCCGTGCGTTCACGAAGGGCGGCGGTGCCGGCTTCGCGGGCGATATGCTCTCGGCGATGCTCACCGGGAAGAATCCGGCGGAGGCTGTCGGAAGTGTATTCGGTGGACCACTCGTTTCGACTGCAATTCAGGCCGTTACGCCGTTCTCTAACAACGCGATGGCGGCCGCCGAAGGAAAGGACACCCATCTGTCGGCTGACCTTCTGAAGGTCGCGCAGTCGAATATGCCGCTCGTGAACCTGTGGTTCTGGAAAACGGTGTGGAACCGGCTGATCTGGGACAACATCGCCGAGAATCTGTCGCCCGGCGTGACGTCGCGAAACGTGGCGAAGTCGCGCCAGCAATACCACAATGACTACTTCTGGGAACCGGGCACGAGCGCGCCGCAGCGCGCACCCGATCTCGGCAACGCGTTTCAGGGGGGATGATGCGGCAGGATCAATACGAGCGCCTTCAGGCGCTGTCGGAGAAGCTGACCGACGTGTTTCTCGACGAGGCGGACCCGGACAGCTGGCCGGGCGCGGGTATCGCGCTCGCCAAGATGGACAAGGCAACGCGCGGCGACCGCTACTGGTCGAAGAAGAATGCGGCCGCGACGGTGATGCTGATCGGCCGCGTGCACTCGCTGGTCAGCGTTATCCAGCTCGCGAGCAAGGGCGGCGAAGGCGCTGCATCGGGCGCCGTGAGCGAGACCGAGGACGAGCTCGACGCGGAGGTCGCGGCGGCCGAGAAGGAAGCCGAGCGGCTTCTCGACCAGGTGCAGCAGCGAGCGCGAAAGGCCGAGTTCGACAAGCGCGCGCATGGAAAATCGTAAAGTCGGGTTCCTCGCGTTCTTCCTGATGTGGGCGAAGCAGCAGGGGTGGAAGGTTCCCCTGCTGCACGTCCGGGTCTGCCATTGGCTGGAAACCTGCGACGATCCTGTGCGCGTGCTGCAGGTGTTCCGCGGCGCGGCGAAGTCGACCATCTACGCGGTGTTCAAGGCGTGGTGCCTGTACTGCAATCCGAATCTGCGCTCGCTGATCTGGTCGGCCGACGGCCCGCTGTCGAAGAAGCTCACCCGCGACGTGATCAACGTGCTGCGCCGGCATCCGCTCTGCGCCGGCATCCTTCCGACGAAGCCCGGTGCGCAGATGTTCTGGGTGAACGGTGCGAACGATCCGCGTAACGCCAGCATGACGGCCGTCGGCGTCGATCAGAACGTGACCTCTGCGCGCGCGGACAGCATCGACTACGACGACGTCGAGGTGCCGAAGAACATCCGCACACCGGAGGCGCGCGAAAACCTGCGCCTGAAGATTCAGGAGGCGACCTTCATCCTCGTGCCCGGCGGCCAGGAGACGTACATCGGCACACCGCACACGCACGACTCGATCTATCCCGAGCTGATCGCGGCCGGCGCCGCGTCGCTGAAGATCCCGCTGTTCGAGGCCGGCGTGCGGTACGAGGACACGTCGACCGAAACGCGGTACCGCTTCGACTTCACGCCGGGCGACGACGGCCTGTACGTGATGGCCGGCATCTTCAAGCATGCGCGGCTGCTGCGCGATGGCGTCGACTACCGCGTCGACGGGAACGAGATCGTGTTTGCGCGGCCGCCGGGAACGGTGATCGATATCTACGCACACTGCGCGTGGCCCGAGCGCTTCACGCGCGACGACATCGAGAAGCGTCGGAAGAAGTGCCGCACGCTCAACTACTGGGACTCGCAGTATCAGCTCGAGGCGAAGCCGCTGACCGAGGTCCGGCTCGATCCGGCCAAGCTGAAGCCGTACGACGTGCATCCAATCGTCGAGCGCGCGAACCGCGAGATGCGCATGATGCTCGGCGGCACGCGGATCGTGAGCGCGCGCGCGTACTGGGATTGCGCCACGGGCAAGGTGGGGAGCGACGACTCGGCGTTTTCCCTGCTGCTCGACGATGCGGCCGGCAACTATTACTGGCATGTGGCTCAGGCGATGCTCGGCGAGTTCGCGGAATTTTCGAGTGGCGAGAATTCGAAGATCGTCGGCGGCCAGGTGATGCAGGTCTGCGATCTGGTCGAGCGCTTCGCCATTCCGCAGATCTACGTCGAAACTAACGGTGTCGGGTCCTTCGTGCCGCAGCTGCTGCGCAAAGCCCTGCGGCAGCGGCGTCTGGTATGCGGTGTCGTCGAGCGCACCGCGACCGTGAACAAGAACGAAAAGATACTCGCGGGCATCGAGCCGCCGCTCAAATCCGGCGTGTTGTGGGCGCACGTCGACGTGCTCGACGGGCCCGTGTGGGACCAGATGCAGTCGTTCAATCCGATGGTCAAGCATCAGCCGGACGATTACATCGATTCCGGAGCGTCAGCAATCCTCGAAACTCCGGTCCGCATCGGACGGTTAGTCGGGAATCCGACAGCCGCAGAGGGGCACGATTGGCGTCCATCAGCAGGCGTCCATGAGGTGACGCTCGAAATGTAGCGCCGCTCACGCGGCGCCCCACCGGAGGCCGCAGCGTGACTGTCCCAGTCCAGAACCCCATCGTTTCCTACGTCGGCAACGGTATCACCACCGAATTCGCGTTCGATTTCAAGATCCTGAACAGCGCGGACCTGAAGGTGATGAAGAACGGCTTTCCGCAGTTCGTCGGCACCCACTTTTCGATCAACGGCATCGGCGAGGAAACCGGCGGGTCCGTCGTGTTCAACGTCGCGCCGCTGGTCGGCGACAAGCTGATTCTCTATCGCACCGTGGCGCGGCGCCGCGACGTCGACTATCAGGACAACGGTGACCTGCTCGCCGACACGGTCAACGCTGACTTCGATCGGATCTGGATGGCGCTGCAGGACGGCGGCAGTAACCAGACGCGCGCGATTCAGTATCCAGTGACCGAGTACACGACGGATGGCACGCTGCCGGTTGCGAGCGAGCGCGGCCTCAAGCTGCTCGGCTTCGACGATCTCGGCGGTCAGACGATGGTCCCGATCCCGGCAAGCGTCGGCGCGGGCGATCTGAAGAACGAGGTATGGATCGACGGTGTCGACTTCACGGCAGGCACGTCCGATCGTGTTCGACTCTCGCGGCTGTACACGACGAAGGCGAATCTCGGCGCGGTGATCATGGTCGGCGTCACGCAAGACCCGGATTCGTATTCGCTGAGCGGCTACGACCTGATTTTCGACGCGCCGATCCCGCTCGGCGTCGGCAAGATCTGGTGCTACGGCGGCACGACGCTGTCGCTGAACACGCCGGCCGATCAGTCGGTGACGGCGCCGAAGATTCAGCAGACCCGCAGCGGGAAATGGTTCGCCGAGGACGGCGCGCTAATCAACCGCATGGCCGACCGATTGCTTCTCGGCGACGCAGTCGCGAACGACGGGACGCTCACGGGCGGCGCATCACAGTCCGACTGGCTGTCGGAATTCCAGATCGCGACAGGGCTCGGATTCGGCCAGGTGCAATTTACGCAGCAGTCCGTGCTGACGACGCAGAATCCCGACTCGTTGCACGCTGCGACGTTCGCGTCGCGCACGGTGAACGCGAACCAGGTCCGTGACTTTCAAGGCATCAATGCCTACCTCCTGAACGACTCGCCGAGTTACCGCACGAATGGCTGGGCGATCTACGGCGAAGCGCATCAGCTGACGTCGCAGGCCGGCGCGACGTACGCGTGCGAACTCGACGTGCGTGCGACGACGGCCTACACGGCGGTCGATCCTTACTCGGCCCTCGCGACGCAGGTCGTCGCGCTTCAGCTCGGGTCCGGAGTCGGCATTGGATCCGACCAGCAGGACACGTCTGCCGCGATCAACATCCAGAACAACCTGAGCAAGTTCGGGATGGGGATCAACTTCGGCGCGACCGCGCTGCGCGGGGCAAACGGAAGCTCGGGCACCGCGACCGCGCTCGGCATGGCGCGCGGCCACTCGCTGCAGTGGTTCGGCTCGGCCGGTGTGAAGTCGTCCGCGATCCGCGGCTACGCGACTACGACCGCGATGGAACTCGCGTTCTTCGACGGCTACACGAACATCCAGAACGCCAACGGCGTGCCGGCGATGCAGTTTTCCGAGAACGACACGGCGGCCAACTATCTGATCGCGGGCGCCGCGAATGCCGGTGCCTCGCCGGTTATCTCGGTCAATGGCAGCGACGCGAACATCGACATCGCCCTGATCCCGAAGGGCACCGGCATGGTTGCGTTCGGCACCTACTCGGCGTCGTCGCTCGCGGTGACCGGCTATATCCCGATCCGTGATTCCGGCGGCACCGTGCGCCGCCTTCTTGTGGGCTGACCTATGCAATACGACCTGAAGAACATGAGCCAGCGTGACACGCAGCTGATCCTTGCCGCGCTGGCGGAACTGCCCGTGAAGATCGCGGCCGACACCTACTCGAAGGTGAAAGCGCAGGTCGACGAGCAGGACCGTGAGTCGGCCGTACAACTTCCGGGAGCGAGCAATGGCTGAACCGACCACGGGGGCGGCTGCGGCCGTCGGCGTCGTGCTGATCAAGCTGATTCCCGGCGCGATCGGATCGCTGATCGCGCTGAGCTTCATTGGTGACGGGCTGACGCGCAAGCAGAAGGCCGTTTCGTTCCTGTCGGGCGCCGCAGTCGCGTACTACGGCGGCCCGCTCGCGGTGACGTGGTTCAGCATCAACGACGGCGGCGCGCAGCAGGCGATCGGTTTTCTAGTCGGCCTGTTCGGGCTGGCAATCACAAAAGAGCTGTTCAAGGAAATCAACACAGCCGACATCATCGGGGCCCTGAAACGACGCTTCCTTGGGGGGCAATGATGGTCACGATTTTCGTTCTGGCAAACCTCGTTGTGCTGGCGTTCTGCATCTGGATCAGCGTCACCGACGCGATCGTCACAGGCTGGTGGGGGACCATCGGTTTCTCGACCATCGGCATTGCATCGGCAGTGAACGTCATGAAGCCGATCCGCATGCTGTCCGTGATCGACATGCCTGAGACGCTGATGATGGTCGGCATGGCGATCGTGTGCACGTGGGTGATGGCGCGCAAGGCGTACTGGTGGCACAAGGGGCACAAGCATGGCACGCATTGACGTAGCAGCGGCGGGCGGTCGGAACCGCATCGCATTCCTCGACACGATCGCCACTAGCGAAATCGGGCCGGCACTGCTCGCGAAATCGGACGACGGATACAACGTGCTGGTCGGCTCGACGCCAGCGCGGCCGCTGCTGTTCTCGAGCTACGCGACGCACCCGAACGTCCTCAACCGGCAGGTCCCGGTACCGTCGACAGCCGCCGGGCGCTACCAGATCCTCGCGCGCTGGTGGCGCATCTATCAGGCTCAGATGAAGCTGCCCGACTTCGGCCCGGTGTCGCAGGACCGCTACGCGCTGCAGCAGCTGCGCGAGCACGGCGCGCTGCCGCTGATCGACGCCGGCCGCTTCCGCGAGGCAGTCGCGAAGGTATCAAACGTGTGGGCCAGCCTGCCGGGCGCGGGATACGGGCAGCACGAGAACGACATCGAACGTCTGCTCGTCGCGTATCAAGCTGCCGGCGGGGAGGTTGCAGCATGACGATCCTCGACCCACGCCTCTGGCTCGCCTTCCTCATCGTGCTCGCGATCACGGCCGGCGGCAGCTATTTCAAGGGCCACGCCGACGGCGTGCGCGCAACCACCATCGCCGCACAGAAGGCGCAGCTCGATGCTGTCACCGCAGCGCGCGCCGAAGAACAACGCCGCACTGCGGCCCAATCGGAGATTGCGAAAGATGCGAACCAACAACGCACGGCCGCGCTCGCTGATGCTTTTGCTGCTCGCGCTGCCGCTGGCAGCCTGCAGCAGCGTGTCGACCAGCTCGTCGCCGCAGCCCACCATCCCGCCACTGCCTCCGGAAGCCCGGCAACCGGCGACGCCCTCGATCTGCTTGCCGACGTGCTCGGGCGCGCTGACGAGCGAGCGGGCGAACTGGCAGCGTACGCTGACGCCGCCCGCATCGCCGGCCAGCAGTGCGAGCGCGACTACGACGCGCTGACCCTTTCCCACAACGAGAAGTGACCGCCATGATGAAACGACTGCTTACCGGCGCGGCCGCCTTGCTGGCGTCGAGTGCCGCGCTTTGCGCGACGATGATCCCGTCGTCGATGATCAACTGGGTGTCGGTGCCGACGTGGCCGTCGGTGTCGGCCGGCCTGGTATTCGCTGGGCCGACGGCGACGACCGGCGCGCCGACGTTCCGCGCACTGGTCGCGAGCGATCTGCCGGTCGTGCCCGTCTCGAAGGGCGGCACGAACGCAACGGCGGCCGGCGGCGCCGCGCTCGACAACATCACAGGCTTCGCGTCGACCGGCTTCCTCACACGGACCGGCGCCGGCACCTACGCGTTCCAGAGCCTGACGAACGGCATCACGCTCGGGAATCTGGCGCAGGCTGCGGCGAACACCGTCCTTGCGAACGCGACCGGATCCACGGCGAACGTTGCGGCGCTCGCGATGCCGAGCTGCTCGACCAGCTCGAGCGCGCTCACATGGACGAGCGGCACGGGCTTCACGTGCAATACCGCGATCAACGCGTCGACGCTCGGCGGGGCTACGTTCGCATCGCCCGGGGCGATCGGATCGACAACCGCAGGATCGGGCCGGTTCACGACGCTGCAAGCGACGAACGCGATCACGCCGGCGTACCCGTCCGGGATCGTCGGCAACACCTCCGGCAGCAACGTCTCGGCCGGCGCCGTTGGCGAGCCGAATATCTCGGCTCCCGCTGCCGTTTCCCTCACATCCGCCGCGACGATGAATGTAATGAGCGTTTCGCTGTCGGCTGGAGACTGGGACGTCATGGGGACGTACACGGTGAATCCTGCGGGCTCGACGGTGGTGACGTCGATGTATGCCGGGCTGAGCACCACCTCTGGAACGCTCGGGCCGGCCGGCACGATGACGGTTCTGCAGTTCACGGCGCCGGCTGGCGCGCAGCAGATTCTCACGCTGCCGACGGTTCAGGTGAATGCGTCGGCGTCGACTACCGTCTACTGCGTGACGAACACCACGTTCAACACCAGCACGGCAACCGGGCAATGCCGGATCTTCGCGCGGAGACGGTAGTCACGCACCATCGGGTATGGCGGGCGCTTCTGGTGCCCGTTTTCTTTTTGCGAACGCGCGATGTAATGGCTGCTCGATTGTCGTATTGACGAACCACCCGGCGGCGAGTGACGCCGCTGTCAGACCAACCCAATACGCCCATGTGCCCCGATGAGCTTCAAGGAATGGATTCATCAACAGTTGCACTGGCATATGGGCGAGATACAACGAGAAACTGATACGGCCCAGCCACCGGAGCGGGCGGGATTCGAACGCGGTATAGAGATCGCCACCGTTTTTCTGAAAGCAGGCGGTCAGCAAAGGAACAAAACCGATCACGCCTGCCAGTTCACTAATCGTGGTTGGTGGCAGATACACCGACAGTGCGCATGTGGCGACGCAAACGTATAGCGTCCACCGCGGCACTCCAATGTCAACCGCGCGATACCGGTACGCGAGCGCACCGATCGCCATTCCGCTGATCGCCATGAGCAGCGCGCCGCTGACGTGCGGTAATATCCAGCCTGGGTTCAGCACGTGCCCGGTCGTCAGCAGCAGCGCGAAGCACACTGCGATGACGGCGACTAGCGTGCTGTCGTATGCCCGGAACAACCAGGGCAGGATGAACGCGGACACCCAGAACTCGACACCGATGCTCCACGATGGATCGTTGATGATCTCTGGGTCTGGCAGCCCCAAGTGGTGCAGAAATCCGAAGTTCGACGCCAGAACCGGCAGGCTGTCGAGATCGATGCTAGGGGCATAGAAGGCGCGTGAGCGCAACCACAGGATCGTGGCGCAGGTCAGCAGCGCGCACACTGCATGGAGCGGCCACAGGCGCAAGAACCGCGTGACCACGAAGCTAGCTTTAGATTCTCCGGTGCGCTCTAGATACACGCACAAAACGAAGCCTGACAGGATGAAGAAGAACAGCACCGCCATGCCGGCGCCGGCGAGCGGCCGATCCGCCGCCCAGTATGAATTAGCCCCGATTGCATGGCTCGCGGCAACGGTCAGCGCCAGCACGCCACGCAATCCGTCCAGATGTTTTAGTCTCATGGTGCTCTGTTTGTCGGAAGAATTTGCGCAGTCTACCAGCGCAGCTGCGCGAACGGATTGACCGAATCTTGACGTGAATCGTCGATAAAAGGCTAAAATTGTTACCGGAAGCGCAGCCGACTGGGGGTGGCGATCGCTGCAAGTCGTTGATTTGACTGCGCTTCCATTCTTTCCTATTTTCAAACTGCCGTTCTTCTAAGCCGTAGGTCACACGTTCGAATCGTGTAGGGCGGGCCAATGAAATCAATAAGTTAAGTGGTGTGTTGGCGCGGATATGCAGGCTCTTGCATTTTCGTGTAGGTGTCGTGTAGGCATTTCTGGTCTATCTCGATCCATTCCGATCTCAGTCGTTCACTCGGTTCAGCGACGTCCACTATGTGGCCGGAGCCGGGAGCGGCCTTCTCAGTGTCGTCGCGCAGATTGGGGGGGGCACAAACTATCTGCGATCGCCCAGAAGCACTATTGGCGCGGGCCGCGCGATTCGCTTCGTATAGACCGAGTGTGGATGCTGGAACAGCCGGATACTGGTATCTAGGTCGATGCGGATTGAATGCCTGTAGGTGTTGCCTGCACTGAGCATCGTCGGTCATCAGCGCACGTCGCGATAGAATTGGGTCGTCACGGCGACAGCCGATGGCACCGACAACTACCGCGCGACACGGGTTATGGCCAACAGGATGTTGCAACAAGAAAGCATTGCTGCCGGATGGCGGTTTTATGCCGTCGAGTTGCGGACAAGAGGTGCATGAATGTCTCTCTTCCGCAACTTCATTTCACTGAGTGATGTAATCGGTGTTGTCGCGAACAGCATTGCCGTCGATGACATCAATCTCGACTCGAGGGCGCACTGTGCCGGGTTCGATGACGACGCGGGTGCCTTCGAAAACAGATTCGAGACCGCGTCGAAGAGGCGACTCTATCAAACGTCCCGGGCCGCTGAACGACTCGGAGCAGCCATCGCGAATACAGCGAATGGCCAACGTCTACGCTGGTTTGATGTGACGTTGGGCAACGGAGATATGTACTGGCAAAGCGCGGCGGCTTGCAACGAGGGACTGACGTTGCTTGCAGATATGGCGAAGTGGGTGCGCGCAGCTGAAGAAGCGCAGCGCAGGCATGCCCGCCTCGCTGGATCGAGATGGGCGGAGCCGGCACAGGAACCAGCGCGTTTTCTCGACCTGCCGACCTTGCCTCGCATACGGCTCATCGGTTTCGATCCCGACGAACTCGTCGATTTTCTTCTGGACCAGCAAATCCCGAATTCCCTGGTAGTGCCGCTACCCGGAGTCTCGTCTGTCGTACCTAATAGCCGCTCACTTCTGGGCGTATCCGCTGGTGTAATGGCCGATCCAATTGTCGCCGGCGACGAGTCGATGGCGCCGTCAGCGTTGAAGAGCGGGAAAGGGACGAGGGCGAAGAGCGCTGGTCCACGGTCTCCAATGAAGATGCCCGAGAACCGCGACTACCTGTCGACAGAGGAATTTGCTGCGGTGATGGGGGTTCAGCCGAACACCATCCTTAAAGCCCGTCACAAGCTCGGGCACTATTGTGGAATCCGTGCACTCAAGTTGCCGGAAAGCCGCTTACTCCGTTGGCCAGCGGCGGATATTAAGGCTGTGCTAACAGCGCCCGCCAGCCGGGGAACGCCGCCTGGGAATTCACGAACGCGAACGACGAAAGACACAACAGGGCGCCGGCACCCGACAGCACATTGGCCCAGCCGCCAATAATCCGGACGTGCGCGGCACTGATCGCCAGCGCTGCGCCGGCCAGCAGTTCCCACATGCGCGTGATCGGCCAGTAGAAGGCGGCAGACGGATGGTGGCCGACAAGCGCGACGTTCATGACGAACGATGCCAGCCCGATGGCGGCACACACCCATCCGATGCGTCTGGCCTTGTAGGCTGCCCACAGCAGGAGCGGCCAGACGATGTAGAACTGTTCCTCGACGCCCAGCGACCACAGGTGCAGCAGCGGCTTGGCTTCTGCCGCCTGATCGAAATACCCGGCTTCAGTCCACGATGCCCAGTTGGACACAAACCCTGCGCCAGCGACGATGTGTTTGGCGAGCTCGCGATATTCGTCGCCGTACAGGCTGAACCAGCCCATCCCATAGGTCGCGAGCAGCACCACGATCAGTGCCGGGAAGATCCGACGAATCCGCCGTGCGTAGAAATGGCGGAAGGAGAATCGGTCTGTCCCTAGATCGGCGAGCAGGATGCCGGTGATCAAGTAGCCGGAAATGACGAAGAAGACGTCGACGCCGACGAAGCCGCCCGGTAGCACGGACGGAAATGCATGGAAGACGACAACAGCGAGCACCGCGAAGGCGCGCAGGCCGTCAATGTCCGGCCGATAGACGAACGTGCTGGCCGCCGCCGTGGCCGGTACTGAAAGGGTTTTGGTCATGGTTGTTCTTGTCAGGTGCCGCGTGTGGTTTGTAGTGTCTACTCGACAATGGGGGGCGTGACGATGCGCTCGGCCACGAGTGGCAGAGGACGATCCGGCATCCCGGCGATCAATTACCGGGGAATTGTAGAGTAAACACGACCAGTAACGTTGTGTATACTACGTCGTGAATCAGTCGACGGCGCGGCATCCTGCACGCCATGACTGTGAAGCGCTCAACCCCTTCTGCAACACGACCGGCCCCGATCTCGATTGCCCTGGGCAAACGGATCAAGGAGTGCCGGCATGCGGCCGAAAAGTCTCAGGAAACGCTTGCCTTCGAGGCGCTCGTTGACCGTACGTACATTTCTGCGATTGAACGGGGCATCGCGAACCCGTCCATCGAAACGCTCGCGAACATCTGCTATTCGCTGAACGTGACGCTGGCGGAACTGTTCGCGCCACTGAATGGGGTGTCACTGAAGCCGACCGGCGAGCGCCGCGCGAACGCGGCGACGCCGCCGGAGATCAAGCGTCAGCGGTTGCGTTGATCGAGACCGTTGCTACGGGCTTGTTGAGGGCCAGATCCGATGCATGACGGGCAACTGAAGGTCGCTTGCCGGCCATTTACAGACTTCCGCGTACGCTGTGACATGGACGTGGAAACGTCCGCTATCTCTCGGGTGGCGGTCTGTCGCACGCCAGAAATTACTAGGGCACCAGGGACGCAGCTATCGAGTCCGCCCCGCTGCACGCCTAAAGTAAGCATAGGTTCTGGGAGACAGGAAATGTGGACACCCCTTACAATCGCGGGCAACGGCCCTGACTCTCTGGGTGGAACTCGGAATGCTCAAGTGTATCGCCTTCTTTTCTCCACACTTCCATGTTGATATCGTCCCTGTTGCTACCGCCAAACGACTTTCCCGAACTTGGCCTTCAAGAAATACGAATGACTCGTCTCGGTCGTATGGTCGCGATAGCCGGACAGAATGGCGCGGGGAAATCACGATTGCTTCGTGCGCTAGAGGCCGTCGTTTCTCTACGTACCGCGGACAACCTAAAAAATCCCGAAGGGCATCGTTCTCAGGCCGAATTCTGGCAAGCTGCTATCACGAAAGACCCATATTCTGAAAATGTCGGGTTTTGGACGCAGCAACGCCGCAAAGAACGGCTGATCTACGCCGCCTGTACCGAACTCGTGGGAACACCCGAGGTGGAACCATTTCGAGCAGTCAGATTCGTGCCGAAAGTGTTGCAATTGGATGATCCTCGAAATGAGAAGCATGGTGAAATCGTCAAGCGCTCGCAGGATGCGACCGACGTTGGGCATAACACATTTCACTCCACCACGCTTTTCTACATTCAGCGCCTCCTCAATGAATATCACGACGTAACGCACTCGGATTTTGATGGATCAAGTGAGGAAAGAACTCGACTTCAGGATAGACATAGTTCCTTCCAAGAGATTGTGGTGCAGATGTTGGGGCAGCCAATTCGTCGGCAAGTGTCCACTGGTTATCCACTCATCTTTGGCATGGTGCTGGGAGATGCAAATCTTTCTGATGGGCAAAAAGTCCTGTTGCAGTTGTGTGTCGCCCTGCATGCCCAAAGTCAGAACCTTGAGCGCACCGTTCTGATCTTTGACGAGCCGGAGAACCATTTGCACCCGTCAGCAGTGGTCGATGTCGTCAAGGCAATATACAACAGCACAACTTCCACCCAGATCTGGGTGGCGACCCATTCCGTTCCACTGCTTGCATATATGTCTGGGGTTGATTCCAAATGCCTTTGGTATATGGATAAGGGAGCAATCGCACATGCCGGGAAGAATCCTGAGATCGTTCTGAAAAGCCTGCTAGGTGGTGAGGACGGGATCGCTGAACTCAGTGCGTTTGCCAGCCTTCCCGCGGAATTGGCTTCAGTTAAATTCGCAAGTGAAAGTCTTCTGCCGCCGCAAGTGATTGGTGACGGGGTGGGCGACCCTCAAGTGACACAGGTCCAACGACAGCTACAGTCGTTGAAAAGTGAGCAGCCGCTTTCGATTCTAGATTTTGGCGCTGGCAGAGGGCGGTTGTTGGATGGGCTGGCAGCGATGATTTCTGAAAAAAATCAATCGCCAGAAGACATCCTCGATTATTATGCTTTCGATGAATACACAGACAATCACAACCAATGCATTAATGTTATTGCTGAGTATTTTGAGGGGAAAAATCGTCTCTTCCACAAAGAAGATGATTTTTTCGCTGCAAAAGACAAGGGTTGCATCTCAGTCGTCGTGATGACTAATGTATTACATGAGATACCTCCAAGAATGTGGGCTGGCCTTTTTCGGAAGGATTCCCTTATTGAGGGATGTCTGGCCGAGGACGGTTATTTACTCATTGTTGAGGATCAGAGGATCCCAACAGGCGAAAAGGCACACGAGCACGGGTTTCTTGTGCTTGACACCGTACATTTAAAAACCATGTTCGGTGCAAACGAGCAAGATCTTCTTGAAAAACGCTTTCTCGTTGACGATGCACGCGGCGATGGAAGACTGAAAGCTCATCTAATCTCGAAAAAGCTCTTCGCTAATGTCTCAGCGGCTAGCGTGAGGGATGCAATCGAACAACTTCGAAGCACGTCGAAAAGGGAAATTCAGCGACTGAGACGTTGTGAACCGTCGTATCACAATGGTCAGCTCCACGGATTTTGGACTCAGCAGTTTGCGAATACGGCGCTGGTACTTGAAGAATAGTTCGCCGAAACCCTAAGCTCAGACTTTCCGCGTAGTTCCCGGCATCAACGACGCTTCGCTCAGAGCTCGCCCGATGGTCGTCCGTTTGACGCCGGAAACCGCCCTTGACCTTTGCGCGTTTTGGCGGACCGCTATGGGTCGACTTCGGAAATCCGATAGATTGTCGCGTGCCGGGGGGCACCGCGCGAACACGGCGCCCGTCCACGATCATGCAGCAGCGGTGGCGTCTTCAGTCACGATTTCGCCCATCGACACGGCGCCTTTCAGGCAGATGGCTCGTGCGGCGTAAGACGACCGGTAAATCACGCCTTCGTCGCCATGCCGGTCCAGTCTCGCATTGAAGCCTGCGAGTGCGGGCGCATCACCCGCCGGATCCAGCAGCAGGAGCGAATGCGGTTCGAAGGGTTGCCCGTTCTGGCGTCCTTCGATGCCCACGACGAGCGCCGCATGTGCGCTTACCGGATGCGGCTGGTTCCAGCCCACGATCACTGGGTTGCCGGCGGCGAGTTCCCTCTCGCTGAAACGCGGGATCGCTGGAGCGTTGCCGCTGCACAGCACAGGCCGCACGCCAATATTGAGTTCGGCGATGAAGCTTGCCAGCTCCGACAGCGTGAGCCCGTGCAGGTAATGCTGCCACGCGTGGTCCCACACGCTACGTTCTGCGCCTTCCTTGTGATACGGCAGCCACACCGGATCACCGATCCTGCCGAGCAGCGTGAGCGCCATCGCGACACAGTGCAGGGTACTGCCGCCGTCCCAGTGACCCTGACGGCTGAAGAGCTTCGCGCCGGTCGCGGCGACCGCAGGCGACTCGCCGGGATACAGCGCGGCATGGAATTTTTGGATCAGCATGTCAGTAGTCTCCCGGCAGGAGGAAGGTGGTCGCGGAGCGGTCCCACTCGGTAATGACCCATACAGTGTGGCTGTTGGGCAGCACGTAGCTCGACAGCAGACGCAGTCCTGCGTCGACCGACAGATCGTTCTGTTGGCGATCGGATTCGGACAGGTCGCCCCAATCGCCACGCATATGGCGGATCAGCAGGTCGATGATCGAGATGCGCGCGCCGGCGATGACCTCCAGCGCGGCGGGCGTGGCGAAGATCCGGCCGAGCTTGAAGCGCGGGCCGGCGTGAACGGTGGATGGCAGATTCACGAAATTCTCCAGGTATTGGACGAACACGAGCCTCCGGATAAGCCGGATACCGAGTTCGCTGAATGGATAAGGGGAAGACGAGACGCAGGACGCGTCCCGGACCTACCGGGCTTCGGACGCGAGGGCGTTCGGGTAGTGCTTCGCGAGAATCAGGTTCATTCTGTCGACCAGATCAGCGCGTTTGAACGTCAGGTGGCCGTTGCCGTTCTTGAACCAGCGCAGGTGGAAATAGCCGTGCTCGGCCTCTGCCTTCCGTTGACGCTGCGCCTCTGAAATGAGCGTCGACATGCCATGCCGATGATCCGGCTCCGGCTTGCCATCGAGCACGCTGAACACTCGCATCAGATCGTCCAGTTCGTTTGTCACGTGGTAGTTGGAGCTGCCTTGCGAGAGCAGATACCGGACGATGATGCGTTTGCCGAACTTGAAAGGCTGATTGGTCTTGTAGTCCCACGACAGCCGCTGGAAGCATTGCAGCACGCCGCGTTCGAACATGTCGCCGCGTGCTCCGTAGAGCTGCGCGAAGGTGGCTTCGATGTTGGCGACGGTCAGTTCGGGCACTTCGCCTTCGGCAATTTGGTGACTCCACTGGTCGCGAGCTTTCGCATCCATGAAGGTACGTAAGCCCGATTCCGACAGCAGGTAATCCCAGCCGCGTATGTCGACAATGCGGATCATCGCGGCTTCGGCCTCGTCGCGTTTCGCGTAGTCACCGGTCACGGTCGGCCGGCCGCGACAGCCGTAGCTTTCGTCAAGGACGAGCCGGGGGACGCCGAGATGCGCAGCTTTGGCAAGCCGCTGGGCTTCGCCGAGCAGGTCGAGTGCGGCGCGCACGCGCTCGACGACGGCGACGCGCTGGTTGGCGAGGTTCACGATGCTGATACTTGGAACGAGTGTGGTCGAGTCCATGGCGCATGACAGAAATGAAGTGGAATGAGGCGACAAGAAAAAGCCGGGCGCGAGGCCCGGCTTTATGCCGTTGAGGTGAGTTCTGCAAGCTGGCGGCGCAACTCTGCCGCGCGTGATTGCGAACAGCCAAAATGGCGGCGTATATCCGCTACCGTGGGACGGACGAGTCCGGCCGCGACATCTCGGAGTAGTCGAGAGAGATGGTCGTCAATGGGAGCCGTCACCGGTAACGCCGTGCTCGGCGCGTCGCGTGGCGCATGACCGCCGCTCGTCCGGTCGTGACTCGGCGTTACGGAATTGCGACTAACGGTCTCGGCGTCGTGACTCACTGTGACGGGCATGACTACCGGCTGAGTCATGTCGGTGGCGTTCGTGACTGGCACCTCGCCAGGTGGAGTCGCGGCTGGCGTTGCCGTGACTGCCGATGGCGAAATGTCAGTCACGTTGGGTAACGGCTTCGGTAACGGCAACCGAAGCGCGACGGTCCACAACAGACAGGCGACGCCTTCGAGCACAGCGGCGAATGCAAGCCCGGTCAGCAGATCGATCCTGGTCGCGGTCGTACTGAGTAACGCGGCGAGTCGCGACGTGACTGGATCGACGCGTAACGCGTCACGTTGTACCGTGACGCGATCCGCAGCGGCCTGCTGGCGCCGCACCTCATCGGCTTCGACGTTCAGCGCATCGAGTCGCGCACCGAGCGTCGTTCGGCGCGCGTCCAGCGTTGCGCAGTTGCCGACGCAGTAACGGGCGTTCGCCGTGGCAAGTTGCGCGGCGATGCGCGCGCGCTCCGCCATGACGACCGTCAGGCTACGCGACGGTACCGGCGCCGGTACTGTAACCGCCGCCGCGCGTTGCTCCCCGGCATGCTGCTGTGCCATTACGAAAAACTGCGCGTGACCGAAGCAAGCCGTCGCCAGACACGCGCCCCATAACACGCTACCTATACAACGCACGACGATCGGCGTGTCCCGGAGGAGTGCGGGTAACAGGTGCACGCTCGAGACGAGCACCAGACCAATCGCGACCCAGACGAGCCGCTCGGGGAGCAATCCGTCGCGCTGCCAGCCGGCGAGCACCGACAGGCAGAGCGCAGTGGAGGTCGCGCCGGTTGCCAGGGCGAGCGCCAAGCGACGCGAACTCATGCCGCTTTGCCGCCGAGCAGCACGGCCTTGCGTTCGAGCTTGTCTCGCAGTGTTGACTGAGGCGTACCGGCTGTTTCGTCGGCACCCCCATCGCCAGCACTCTGACGATTCGGCGTCGGCTCGGGATAGAACTCTTCCGCGACGGCCGCTCGTTCATCGGGACTATCCTCAAATGCACCGTTGGCGAAGCCGCGCCGCGCTGCCGCGTCGAGCGCAGCTTGATCGAATCCGGCCGCACGGCGGCGCGTGTCCAGTTCCTTTGCCTCGATCAACGCTTGTTCGAGCTTGTTTCCCGAACGTACACCGAGGTCGACGTAGTAGATGGCGGACCGAAAGCTTTGTGTAGTCGACTTCCCACGCAGCTTCAGTTCCAGCGGGAGGCAGGCGAGCAGGTTGCCGGACACCGCGCGGAAGTAGTGCAGACGGGCTGCGAGCGTCCGGATACTGTTGTAGGACGTGGTGCGCAGGATGAACGAGCCCATCTCGTCATCGTCCCCGACAATGACATTCAAGCGTCCATAGGGCTTGCAATTACCCTGACGGCCGAACGTGCAGCCATCCGGCGAGGGGCAGGGCAGTGCTTCGATGCCGGCGTCCGTTACACGCCGACACGTTTCGCCATTGCCGACACATACGGGCCGTCCGGTATCGCGGTCGAACAGGGAATATTCCGACCGGAGGTTCAGGTCCGGATCATTGAACAGCACGCGGACCGGAATTGCGCGCAGCTTGCCCGAGGTGGCCTTGCGCAATGTCTCGTTCAGCGGGTGCAGCATCCACTCGCCGCGCTGCTGTACCTGGGTCGTGAGCGTGAACTGATCGTCTTTCTCGGGGAGGCGTTTGCCGTTCTTCTCGACAATTTTTCCAATAGTAATGCGGCCGATGACGGGCGGCGTGATGGCGAGTCCTTTGAGCATGGTGGTCCTCAAAATAGAAATGGGGGGAAGAGAACTGCGAGCGGTGCGGCGGCTACCGGGAAAAGTGCGCTTCGAGCTTGTCGTGGATCTCGCGGGCGACGCCCTGCCACGCGTGGACGCTGACGAGCGGGTGAGCGCCGAATTGCTCTTGCAATTTTTCGGAGGGCGCGGTGGCAACACGTTCGGCGTGCTTGCTCAGCGCATCCATCACGAATGCTTGTGCGAGCGCGCCGTATCGGGAGAACGTCATGATCTCCGTGAGACATTCGAGGTTGGTCATGGGGAACGAAATCAGGTGGAAATGAGAAAGCGACGGGAACCCGGCTTCGAGGTGGCGTACTGCGTTTCGAACTCGGGGTGATCGGCCAACAGTCGAGCCAGGTCGACCCCGGACGAATCCTTGCTACGCTTGAACGACACGGAGCCGGTTTCGAATACGGCCCGGATTGCGTCACCCATGGCCTCCTGGATCATCTGCTTGAACTGCGCTTCGAGCTGCTGTCGCGTTTCGATCTCGGCCCGCACCGCGACGAGATCGGCAAACACGGATGACAGATGCGCGTCGTCGCTGAAGTCGATCGTTTCGCCGTTGCCGGGATACAGGTGACGCAGCGCGCGATCGGCCGATTCCGATCCATCGGCGGGTGGCGGCGTATCGGTCTCCACGAACCGCCAGAAGCGCGCTTCGAGTTCGATCAGGCGCCCGATCAATGCATCGTCGCGATCGATTCGATGGACTTCCAGCGCTTGTCCGCACAACAGCACGGCGACGTGTGCGGCGGCCTTGCCCGTGATAGCCAACTGGTGCTGAACCTGAATCTGCACGTATTCGGGGATGCCTTCTCGCCAGAGCCGCGCACCGAATTCGCCCGCCGTCTTGCATTCGAGAATCTGTACGTCCGGAACGCCGACGATCTCGCGATCAATGTTCGCCAACATGAACGGCACCGTCGGATGCCGCAGCACGGCATTGACCCGCCGCACGCGATTTCCCGTCTGCTTCGTGTATGAGGCGGCCACAATGGGTTCGAGCAGCGTGCCCCAGTACGTCGGTGACGTCGTATCGTCCGGACCGGGGCGGGGTAGGCCGTCGGCGCGACCGGTCTTGTCAAGCCACAATTCCAGCGCGCTCATGTACGGATTGAGGCCGACCGCTGCGGCTGCATCCGAGCCGCCGATGCCGGTACGACGAACCGCGAGCCAATCGTCGCGGTTCAGATCCTGCGTCTTGACGAGCTTCAGCGCGGGCTTGCGAACGCGCCGTGGTTCGGGATGAGGGGTATTCATGGAGTCTCGCAAAATAAGAAAGCCCGGCAGACGAATCTGGCCGGGCCACAGGTGAGGGAATATGGGGGCTATGTCGAACGGGCACGTCGGAATGCGTCTTGCAGTGCGTCGCCTGCGAAGGTTACGAGCTTGCCGTTTCCGAGGTGGGCAGTCGTACCTTGGGGCTTGATTTGCAGGATCGTGGCGTAACGGCCGCCAAACCGTAAGCCGGCGCCGCGTGGAATCTGAATGCGCATGTCGACAGCCAAAGGCGGTGTTGGCTTCTTCATGCGACAAGCTTCATGGCCTCGTCCCAGGCGCGCTCTTTGAGTGTTGCGCCAGCACCGAACCAGGCTGCATCGAGGCGATGGTCATCGCTACGGGCACGGCGATGGTGATCGACGTATTCCGTGACAGCGTTCAGCAATCCCCACGCGGTGCCCGACGCAGAAGCCAGATCTGAACCCTTCCCGCGTCCGGCATAGAGCTGGCCCACTGCCTTGATCGCGCGCTCGTTGACGGCAACCGTGTCGCGATCAGGGAGATTTGCGGTCGAGTAGGTCAGTACGCGGCGCAGGAACGCTTCGGCCGCAGCGTCTGTCACCTTGCGTTCGGAGAGCGCCTTGGTGCGAACCATGAAAGCATCCCAAGTGGAGACGGCGATGCCGAGCTGGCGCTTCACGGAGGTGGCATCAAACTGAGAGCGGTGCGACACCTTGATCGCGCCGGCACTGTTCCCCAAGGCAATTTGCAACGTATTGTTGCAGACGACACGTACCGATGTGAATTGCGCCGTGGTGGCGAGCGTGCCGTCGCAGGCCGTCGCGAGCAGGAGGTAGCCGTTGACCTCATCCTTGCCCTTGAGGCTGCCGGACTGACCCGTGCGTGCGAGCGCCCAGAGCTTGCGACCTTCTTTCAACACACCAGCCGTCTCGAGGTGGAACCCGCCGATCTCCGTCAGATCGCGATAGAACTCCAGAATCTCTTCAGGCTGCACGACCTGATAGCGCGCCGACACGACGGACAACGGTGCCTTGTTGTCGGATCGGTACAGCACCTTCTGTTCGGGAAATGCGTGGATCGAGCCGAGACTACGATTGCCCGCAGCGACGAAACGCACTTCGGCTTCTTCGATTCGCCAGTCCATGCCGGCGGCTTTCGCCCAGACTTCGAGCGGTTGTTTGGGGGCGAGCTTGTTGCCAAGGCCGTGCCAGGGTTCGGCGCCGACATAGGCCATCGATTGGACGAGATGCATGAGCGAAACTCCTATTCAAAAATTACAGTGCATAAAGCCCGGCCGAGGCCGAGCGGAACGAAATCAGTGAGGGGAATGACCCGAACGGCGAATTAGCGGGGCTGGATGCTGAAGGTGCGCCCGCACGCAAGACAGCGCCAGTTGTCGAGGATCTTTTGGTCGACGGCTTCGCCAAAGGCGGCCCCAGTTGCACACCCAGCCGCGCCGGCGATCAGGCTGGCGAGAATCGCACCGGCCACACCACCGCATGCCGAGCCGATCGGACCTGCGATCAATCCAGCCGTTGCACCGGCTTCCGCGCCAGACAAGGCGATAGCGACGGCGCCGGTTGCGCCGGCCGCGGCCCCGATAGTCCCACCGATGCGACGGGCGACATGGCGAGGCTCCGTTCGGGGTGACTGGCATGTCGGACACGGATAGATTGGCCCTGCGCCCGGACGGTAGTGTGCGGATTCAGTGGCGTCCGATCGTGACGAGTGGGTAGCGCCGAATTCCTCGTCGTCGAACGGGGAATGATCATGCAT